GATCGCGTAAGGGTGCGAGGCCGGACACTTCCGATAGCCCCAGGAGCCGTAGCCCGGGTTGGCGGTGTGGTCGCGGTGGTTCGGGCTGTCGAGCCGCTTGCCGTCCCAGCACTCGGGCGCGTTGATCACGGCGCCGATGCGGTTGCCGGGTCCACAGCCCTTGGCCGCCTCCGTCAGGGTGGCGAAGTGGCCGCGGGTTGCGGTCGGGCCGTCGCAATCGAAGTAGCCGTGGCCAGTCGGGCTCTGGCCCGACACCATGTCGTAGCCGAACACGTAGCGCAGGCCGCGCGGCAGGGCGACGCACCCCTTCTCCGCCATGCGCTTGCACTCGGGGTCGCTTGCGGGCCGGCGCTTGTAGTAGACGGACACGTAGTCCGGCCGCACCACGTTGCCGCGTCCGTCCAGCATCGCCGGCATCCAGTAGGCCGAGCGGTTCAGGATGTTGTTGCACGTGCTGTCGCCGGTCGTGCGCAGGCTGGCGTAGGTCGAATGGGCGTTCGCGCCGGTGTTCCCGAAATACTGATGAAGGTGCGACCGCCCGGGTTGCCCTGGGAAGACGACGGGATCGTCATAGGAGAGCTGGCCGGCCGCGCAGATGAAACGGAACGCGCCGACCACGTCCGGCGCACCGCTGTTCGCGCCCCAGGACTTCACGAGATAGGGCGCGGTGTCGAAATTGCTGGCGATCGAGGCCGGGATCGCAGTCACGTCCGCGGTCTCGCGTGGCTGGACGGTGTCGCCGATCGTCGCCCCCGAGACCGCTACCGGCGGGGTCGCGGACTTGTAGGCGCACGACTTCACCACCCCGGGCGCGGGGTCGCCGAAGACGTCGTTCGAACAAGCGACCGAGCCGTTCGCCTGGCGGTACTCGAACCGGCCGTCGGCACCGTAGCGCACCTGGGCCGAGCCGGGGACGTCGCAGCGGCCGCCTTCGCCGGCGCAGGGGATCCAGTGGACGGACGGCGGCGCCGGCGCGGGCGCGGGAGGCGCAGGCCTGATCGCGACGATGCGTTCGCGCCGGATCGTCTCGGCCGCGGCGGCGATCTCACGCACTCTGCCAAAGCAGTCGGCGCCGGTCGCGAGGCGGGCCGCGTCGTTCGCCTGTGCTTTGGGGATCGCGGTCGTGCCGCAGCCCGACACGGTCTGAGCGGACGCGGGCGACGCCGCCAGCGCGATCGTGGTGGCGATCGCGACGAGGAGCGCGCGGATGATGATGGCAGGATGAAGCATGGGTTCGCTCTCCAAGTAGAGGTTGGCGGTCGTTGGCGCGAGAGGGCGGCCCTCAGCGGACCCGCGTGAGGGAGAGCTCGGCCTTGTTGATGCCCACGTTGCTCACGCTGTCGATGAGCGTGAACAGGCGCACCTGCTGCCCGGCGGTGAGCGACATGAGGCGCGAGTTGTAGGCGAAGTGGCGGAAGAAGCCGGCCGGGTTGTTGTAGGCGACGCCGGTTCCCTGAAGCGCGGGATCCACCGCCCCGGTGATCCACCAGGCGAAACCGGGGCTGTCGGCATTCGACGTGTCCACGCCGACGCCGTAGCTGATCCCCTTCGGCGTCACGTCGTCCAGGCGGATCTTGCCCTGGCAGTCGTAGATGCCGGTCTGCGGGACCGTGTAGACGTTGGTCGAGCCGTTCCAGCCCGAGTGCGTGTCGATCGACGCCGGGCCGCCGAGCGCGACCGTGACGAAGTTGTTGGCGGCGTTGGCGTCGAACCTGCCGGTCTGGAAGGCGCCGTCGTTCCCGTTGTTGCGCGAGACCACCAGGGTGGGCCAGGCCGACACCTCGTCCGCACCGCCGACGAGCGTATCGCCCGCCGGCAGCACGGCCGGGATGCCCCCGACCAGGACGAGAGGCTTGCGCGAGGCCACGTTCTGTTACGCCAGCGTGATCGGCGTCTCGGGGCGGAACATGATCTCCGTCGCGGACAGCGCTACGCCGATGATCTGCGCGACTTGGCCCGCGGTAGACGGCGCGGCCTCGGTCCGCGCGCCCGCCGTCGCCGACAGGAACTGCCGTGCGCCGGGCGTCAGCCCGGCCAAGCCGCTGATCACGTTCTCCTCGGGGTAGACCGTCGCGTTGGCGCCGCTGGCGACCGCCTGGAGCACGAAGCCGTGCGCTTCCTTGCCTGCGGTCGCGGCGTCGGCCTTGCGGACGCGCGGACCGGTCGAGTTGTGGATGTTGATCAGGTCGCCGGCCGCCAGCGCCTCCGACGCCTGGATCACGCGCGTCTCCGCGCCGATGCCGCCCGGCAGGACGGTGCCGTCGAGCTTACCGTCCGCGCCGAGCTTAACGAGCTTGCCCGCGTCGGCGGCGCCCGCCGACGTCGCGTTGGCGTTGGCGTCGGTCGGCACGCCGCCGGTCAGCTTCAGATAATCGCCCATGTCAGGTCTCCGAGGTGCGCGCCACGAGGCGCGGGTTGATGAGGATGGTGGTAGGGGTGATCGCCTCGCCCAGACGGACGATCGCGCCGGCGCTGGGAAGCGCCTGCGTCGGCTCGCCGCCCGCTCCGAGCCAGATCGGGCCCGGGGTCCACGTCCAGCCCGCGTGCGTCATGGGCCCGGCGGCCTGGACCTCGACGTCGCCGCCTGCTGCAGCCGCGCCGAGCGTCAGGCCGACGACGTGCTCTGCGAGCGGATCGCCCGGTCCGACCGCGCGGAAGGTGCCGTCGCCCAGCGTCGCGACGGCGCGGTGCCCGCCGACAGCCGCGACCGCCACGCCGACGAGCGGCGCGCCTCCTGCCACCCCGCGCGGGCCGGGCGGTCCGATCACGACCGCGACCGCTCCCGGCGCGGCGGGCTGGCGCAGCGCCGCGGGCGACAGGTCCGGCCCGCGCCAGCGAAGGATGAGCAGCCGCGGTGCGGGCCGCCAGCGTAGCGCCAGCATCAGGTCGACGGATCGATGCGGATGAACAGCGGCTCGGTCTTCACGACCGTGCCGCCGACCAGCGTCAGGCTAGCATTGGTGACGTAGGAGCCGGGCTCGAGCGTGTCGCTCGTCTCGGCCGACAGGGTGAGCGTCCAGCCGGCGGCCACGCCCTGCCCCACATCGCCCCCGTGCTGCGCGACCGAGAAGGTGGCGGCCGCCGGCGTATCGCGCGGGGGTACGGCACGGCCGGCGCTGGCCGGCTTAAGCACGGCCGCGACCGACTGCACGAACGCGAGGTCCGCGTCGGTCGCGCCGACCGCCTCGAGCATCACGCTGATCGTCTCACCGCGCTGGAAGCCGTAGATGGTGGTCATGGGCGGCGCCCTTCCTCGGTGATCAGGCGCCAGCGACGTGCCGAAGGTGGCCGAGCTCGCGCGTCGCCGCCTCGATCGCCATCAGCCGCTCCGCGGTCGTCGCAGCGTGGGCGGCTTGATCGAGCAGGCGCTGAACCCGATCGGCGAGCACCTGGATGCTGGTCCGCGTCGGCTCGGGCACGAAGGCGAGGAACGGCTCAACAAAGCCGCGCACCCGGGCGTAGGCCGCGGTGAGCTCGTCCAGCCGGGCGCGCGCCGCGGCGACGGTCGTCGGCGTGTCGACGGGCGGTGCGACTTGGCCCGGGCGCACGGGCGCGGCCAGTCCGACGCAGCCCGAGAGGCCGGGCAGGACCATCAACGCGAGGAGCACAGGCAGGACGGCGGCTGCGCCGGGCCCGGCCGGAGGAGTCGGCTCCTCGCCCGTCAGCGCGGCCCAGGCGGCGCGCAGGCGCGCATGAGTGACGCTTCGCAGGCCGGACCAGAGCGTGCCGGCCAGGATCAGGAGCGCACCGACGAGATAGGCGACGATCGGCTCGACCGCCGCGCGCGCCGTGCCCTCGTCGACGATGCCGCGGGCGACGAGCGCGGCGCCGGCGAGCGTGATCAGGTGACGAAGCACGGCCGCGAGAAAAGCGCGCACGGCGAGGCTCGCCGGCGTGGGGACGCTGGTCATTTCGGTTCTCCGGATGTTGAAGGTGGCGCGGCCGGATTTCAGGAACCGGCCGTTTCGTGGAAAGCTAAAGGATCAGCGCCCGTGCAGCCGCGAGGCGCGCGCGGCGATCGGCAAGCCCGTTCAGCCCGCCGTTGATCCGGCGGGTGATCATCAGCAGGTCGTCGCGATCGGCGAGGTCGTTCAGGTCGTGGTGCGCCCAATAGGCGCACGACACCATCAGCCCGATCGAGGGCGCGGATGCGAGCTCGGGGCGGCGCTCAAGGTCGATGCCGAGCTTCCGGCCGAAGCGACGGTAGTTATCTCGGCCGGTCACCTGGATCGGACCCCGGCCCTTGTAGCGGCGGCCGTCGCCTGGGTGGACGTTCCCGAGATCCTCGCGACCCTCGTAAGCCTGGCCGGAGGCGTATTCCTCCATCGCGCGGAAGCCGTCACTCTCATGGCCGAGCTGCGCGACGAGGTGCGCCAGACGCAGTCCCGTCTCGAGCACGCCGGCGGCACGGAAGTGGACCGCCGCACCGACGCCGAGCTCGGCCGCGAGGTCGGGCATCGCGCCCGACCTGACGAATAGCGCCGCCAGGGTCGTCGGCCCTGGCGCGCCGTCCGGCTTCACCTTTAAGCGCGTCTGTAGCTTGGCAACATCCAGCATCGGCTTCTCCTCTGTGATCAGTGCGGGCGGCGCCGGATCAGCGGCCGGCGGTCAGCCGCTCGAGCACCAGGTCGAGCTTCGCCTCGATCCGGGCCCACTTCACCTCGAGCTCGGTGGCCTTGTGCTCCTGGCGCGTGACGCGGACTTCGAGCTGGTCGATGCGCCGCGTGTTGTGCTTGGCCGTCGCGCGCTCATCTCCGATGACCATGAGGCCGGCGACGATCGCGAGCACGATCGTCACCAGGGCTGAAAGGAACGGCGCCCAATCCTTCCAGGACGAGCGCGGGGGAGCGACGGCCACGATCTGCGTGGCCCCGCTGGGGTGGTCGGTCATGCTGTTCCTTTCGTCGCGGGCTATCGCGATCCGTGCCGATGCCGGGCCATCCCTCGTGCCCGATGGCGTGTCAGCCGTGCTGCACGTCTACCCAGGCGCGGCCGTCGCGCACGGCCCAGACCTTGCCGATGCGGCGGCGGTAGTCGTCGAAGATGATATCGGCGGCGGGCACGGCGATGGCCTTGATGCCACCGCCGTTCGCCGCGGCGATAACGTAGTCGCCGGGCGCGAAATCGCCGGAGACGTTGACCGGCACCTGGCCGCAGAAGGCGATGCGGTCGACGCACTGGCGACACGTCTCAAGCTCGCCCCCCCACGCCGCCAGCGCCTGCGCGTGCGCAGCGATAGCAGCCTCCCACGCCGCACGCTCCGTCTGGTAGCCGGTGAGCTGGCCAGGATAGGCCGCGATGGACGCGCGCCACGCGTCGAGCTCGGGGCTGTCCGGCTCCACGCCTTCCGGCATCGGACCGGGCTCGGCCGGAGCGACCGGCTCGGGTCCGGGCTCCTCCGGCCGCGGAGCCATGTGCGACGCCCAGCGGTCGCCGCCGACATAGGCCGGGTCGGTCGACTTCACGACGAAGCTGATCGCGTCGGCCCAGGTGCGGGTGAGCTTGCCGTCCGCATCCACGCCGCAGACGTCGCCCGGCGCGATAACGCCACATCCGTCCGCCTTGGTCATGTACTCGGCGTAGTCCGCGCCAGAGGCATTGATGGTGCCCCCGGCGTTGATCGAGCGGCCGGTAGTGGCGTCCGTGCCGAGCCGGAAGGCACACGCCGCAGGTGACGCGGGTGACCCACTGACGCCGGAAAACCGCGCGACGGCGTAGCCGACGCCCGTAGCGGTGATGTCGAGCACAGGTGCGCCAGCGTTCAAGGCTACGGTCTTGTTGACGACGTGACTCGAGCCCGAAGACGCGCCAGCCAGCAGATTGCCCGCGGCGTCGATCACTAGCCGCGATACGCCATTCAGCCGCACGTCCAAGCCGTCGTTGGACACTCCGTTGACGCCGGAGTTGAAGTCGATCGTGCTGCCGCCTGGGAATGAGCTCGTCAGGCGAAGGTTGGAAGTGGCCGGGTCGTTGCGGAAGGCGTGCAGCCCCGCTCCACCGCCGACCGCCGCGATGAAAGGCATATAAGCGAGCAAGTTGGATGCCGTCGCGGCGAAGCGCTCCGCTCCGCCCGTCGCGATCGTCAGCGAGTTCGCGGCGCTGCGATAAATGCCCGTGTCCTGGTCAGCCGAGAAGCGAAGCGCCGGCGCGGCCACCGTGCCGTCCCCGATCAGCCCTTGCCCGATGCCATCGCGTACCGCGCCGAACGTATTCAGCAACTCAGCCGCGCCGACCGCGAGGTCGCGCGCAAAGCTCTGCGTAGGGAGGATCGCATATCCCTGCCCGCCGCCGCTGCCGCCGAGATAGGGGCCGGTCAGGTTGAGCGACGTGGCGGAAATGACCTCGCCGATCTCGTACACGCGTCCATCCGGCCCGAGGAAAGCCTCCCCGATCCCGACGTTCGCAACGAAATTGGTGCCCGCGCCCGTGACCGCGGCGGAGCCGTTGGTGACGGTGACGGTGCCTGCGCGATACCAAGCCATACTGCTTCTCCCTTAAGGCTGCTGCTCGTTCGGCCCGATGTAGCCGCCACCGCCCCCGCCCCCGCCGCCGCCTCCGGGCGGTGGGTTGACGATGCCGCCGCCGCTGCCGGTCGACGAGCCGATCGAGCCTTTGCGAAGCTCCACGACCTTGATCGTGGAGCCCGCGCCGATCGTCAGAGGCACGTTGTCCGCCTCGGCGTTCTGGACGACGAAGGTGACGGTGCGCTCGCCGGCGGCGATACCGGTGGCGTAGGCGAAAGGCGTGATCGGCATCGCCGCGTTCGCGCTGACCAGGATGATGTTCGTGCGCGTCGACTTGATGGTGACGCCGTCGATCTGGATGGTGCCGACGAACTGAAGATCGTCGGTGCTGCTGAAATCGCCGTTGAAGGTGATCTCGATGATGCTGCTCGCGTCCTCTTTGGTGAAGGTCAGCGACACAACTTGGACAGTCGACCCGCGCGGGATGACCACGTCGTTCGGCAGCGTGAAGAACGCCGCCTTTTGCACCGCGCCCATCTGAAGTTGGTCGTAGCCGACGACCCCGTTGGTGAGTGCGCCGCCCATGCGCTCGCGCCCGTCCAGAGCCTTGAATGAGATCGCGTTCGCCGGCGCGCACGTCGCGACATCTCGCGTTGGGCCGAACCATTCGAGCAAGTTGGCGTCGGCGCCGAAGCCGACACCTTGGACGAGCATGTGCGAGGCGTTGGCGAAAATGACTCGCCCCGTTCCCATGCGCAGGTCGGTGTTGATGAGGTTCAGGCTGCCCGGCCCCTCTTCCGACCCGATCAGCTGGAACCCCGTCACATTGCCGTTGACGTCGACCTTGACGGTGTAGGTGCCTTCGATCCGGCCGAGACGGTCAACGACGGCCTCAAATGCCTCCTCGACCCCGACTTCGCCGACACCGTCGAGGCGCGCGGTCACCTGCTGGACCGCGGTCGCGTTCGCCTCGTCGCGGTCGACGCTGGCCTGCCGGTCCTCCGCCACCGTCGCCTGCACCGCCACGATAGCTTCGCCAGCGGCATCAACCGCGTCCGACGTGTCGAGCAGCGCCGCCTCGGTGAGGTCGAGCCGCTGCGCGAATGCCGCGTTGTCTGAGGCCCTCGCCTCCTCCAACGCCACGATCCGCCCGCGCGCTGCCAAGAGGTCAGTCGCTGCGGTCGCGAACGCCACCTCCAGCGCGGAGGTTCGCCCTGCCGTCGAGGCGTTCGCATCCGCCGCCACCTTGCGCGCATCGGCGATCGCCGCCTCGGCTCCGCTCAGACGGACGAGCAGCGTCTCGCGCACCAGCGCCGTCGCACGCTGCCCGGCGACGAGCTCGGTCGAAAGCTCGGTCTGGATCTGGACCACCTGCGCCTGCCGCGCGCGACCTGATTGGTCGCCTGCGATGAGTGCGCGGAGCAGGGCCTCGTCCGTCCCCTCACCGCCTCGCACCTGCTGGCGCACCGTCGTGGTCAGCGACGCGAGCCCGCCGGCCGCGGTGATGCTCGCCTGCTGTATCGTGCCGATCGCGGCCGCCTGGTCGTCTGTGACCACGCCCAGAGCGTCGATCCGCTGGCTCAGCGCCGTGTCGCGCGTCGCCCCGGCGGTCGTCTCTTGGATCGCCAGCGCGCGGTTCTCCGCTACCTGCGCGGCCAGCGTGAGCCGCGCCGTGGCTTCGACGCGCTCGCCGTCCAGGATGCGGGTGTAGAGATCCTGCCTGATCTCCGCCGCTTCGACGATCCGACGCCGGCTCGCCGCATTTCCTGCCAGCACCGCCCGAAGCGCCGCCTCGCCTGCCCCGTCGGCTACCGCCCGTGTCTGGCGGATGGTGACGGATAGCCCCGCCGTGTCGCCCAGCGTCGTCAGGGTCTGCTCGACCGAGGATGTCCGCGTCGAGAGGAGGTCGAAGTCGGTCTGCTCGACCTTCGTCGTGATCTCCCCGGCGAGCGCATCGAGCTCTTGCTCGGCCGTCGTCACCCGCCCGGCCACCCCGGCCAGCTCGATCGCGGTCGCCTTTGTGGAGACGGTCGCGTTCAGGCCGTCGATGACCTGCTCGGCCTCGGTCAGCCGGGCGATGATGGACCCGAGTTCGGCGACCTGTGAGGGGTCGAGCACCGCCATCGCGATGCGCTCGTCCACCTGGGCGACGCTCGCCTTGGTCGAGATCAGCGCGCGCTGCCCGTCGAGCGTCACCTCGGCGCGGGCCGTACGCTCAGCGATCTGGTCGACGGCGTAGATCCGCACCACCCCGGTGACGGGGTCCACCACGACGCCCGCGTCGCGCAGGATGTTGCGGGTGCGGCCCGCCTCCGCGAGCAAGCGGAGCAGGGCCTCGTCAAGCCGCCCTGCGTCGCGAGCCGCCTGACGCTCCGCGGCGGCGAGGTCGACCGTCACCCGATCCAGCGCGCCGAGCGCCGCGTCGGTTTCGACCCGCGCCAGCTCGAGTGCGGATACGTCGTTGATGATAGGCTCTATCCGGTCGAGCCCCGCGATCACTTCGGAGGCGGGCCGACCACCCACCGCGGCGGTGTCCTTCGACGTGTTCTCGCCGGTGACGTCCGCGTTGTCGGCCGGCTTCGTCCCGCCCGGGTCGCGGATCTCCGACCAGTCGACCTGCGTCGCCGAGCTCAGTCGAGACCAATACGCGCTCGGTACGGCAGGCGCGTTCCCCGCCGATGGAGTGGCGAACACGTAGAGCCACCGGGAGCCGTCGGCCAAGGTGACGATGTTGCCCTCGCGGTAGGTAACGCCGTCGGCGTAGCTTCCCACCTCCACCAGCGCCGCGGTGAAGGCGATGTCGCTCAGCGCGTGCACCGTCCAGGACCGCTCGGCCGTCAACGTCAGCTTCTTCCACGGCGCGCCGGTCTCGAGCTGCTCGACGCCAACGACCGGCGGCAGGGCGGTGCCGTCGGCGGCGAGCGTGATCGTGGAGGCCGAAAGCGCGACCGGCAGAACGAGCAGCTTGCCCGTCCAGCTCACCATCGCAACCGCGTTCACCGATGCGGCGATCCGCTGGATCAGCTCGCGCGCGGTCGTCTGCTCCTCGACGTAGACGGACAGGTCATAGGGGCGAGCGGCGTCGAGAGCGTCGAGTGATGCGTCGTCGATCTTGCCCGCGCCGCCGGACAGCAGAGCGAGACGACGGATCAGCTGCCCCGGCTTACGCGCCCAGCCGTTCGGTCCGGCCCGATCCCCACGCAGGAGGAAGCTGATCTGGCCGGTAGGCGGCGCGCCGAGACGCGCGAAGCCCTGCGCGTTGCACGTCGCCCACCGCCCCGCCGGCACGACCGCCGCATCGAGCGCGGCGTAATTCGGATAATCGGCGACCGGCGCGCCGAACCGCGCAAGCCGCTCCAGCCCGGCCTCGAAACCCTCCACCGCGCCATAGCCCGAGACCTGGAAGATGAGCGCCACCGCGTCGACGAGCACGCCCGGCGCATAGCGAGGCGCACCCAGCGCGAGCGGCTTCACCTGCCCCTTCAGCGCCGCGGCCCCCTCCGCCCCAGTCGTCCCGGCGTACGTCTTGAGCAGCGGCTCATCGAGCCAGCGATCGTCGACGGCGAAGTCGACCTGCGCCTGTCCGTCGGCGATCCGCGGCTGCGTCGCGACACGGCCGTCGAAGCGGAGCGTCCAACTGCCCCAGTTCGCCCCCACCTCGCCGGTCCAGATCCGGATCCTTGCGTCCGCGAGCATGTACCGCCCGAGATCGGGCCAGGGCTCCACTTGCATCGTCAGGGTCGACGACGGCGTCGTGATCTGGCTCGCGAAAGCTCCGTCGAACAGGTCATAGCGGAGCTTGGGGAGGACGCTCAGCGCAGGCCACCACGTCTGGCCGTCGAGGTGGCACACCGCAGCATCGTCGTGACTCGCCGCGCGGAGCACGACCGGCGCGGATGCGACCGGGTCGAAGCCGTCGATCTGGATGACGCTGGCCATGGGCTAAAAGATGCCGATGACGTTAGCGCGCGCCTCGAAGGCGGCGGCGTTGCGCCAGACATGGCCCAGGTCGCCCACGAGCGGCCCGAGGTAGCATCGGTTCTGACGATCGATGTGCTCGTCAGGATCGGTCACCAGCGCGATCGGCTCGGTGTTGCCGATGCGCTCGAGAAGCGGCCGGGTCGACAGCTCGACCTCTTCACGACGCACGTTCGAGAAGGTCAGCCCCAGAGTGCGGAGCTTCTTGCCACGGGTGCGAAGCGGAACCCCGCGCCGCGAGAAGTCGAACGACCCGAGGTCGCGAACGCCGAAGGCCGCACCGAACGAGAAGTTGCGCTGCAGCTGGATCCGCTTGCCGACTACGGCGCGCGCGACGCGCACCGCGTACGGTCCGCCGAGAAAGCGCACCATGAGATAGCGGACCGCGGCGGGGAAGCCGGCCGGGGCCGACCAAAGCGTCACGCGCTTGCCCGAGACGGGGAATGTTGCGCCGGCGTCTAGCGGTTGCACGGTGCCGGTCCAGGTCGGCGCGGCGAAGCCGGCGCCTGCAGCCTGGGTGGAGGCGAGCACCTGCACCGTCGCCCCGACCGGCGCGAGCTCCACCCCGAACAGGAGCAGCGTGTCGATCGCGACGTCCGAGCCGAGATCCAGGATCAGATGCGGCTGGGCCTCGCTCGCCGACTGCCAGACGACGCCGGCATAGTCGTTCGCAACGTACAGCGCCGCGCCGAGCGCGGTTGTGCTCGCCGTCACGCCGGAGAGCGCCAGCGGCGGGATGATCCAGGCGTTGGCCATGGCTGCTCCGGTGTCAGGTCGCCCGCGCCGCGCCCGTGGGGCGCCGACGGCTGTAGGCGATCAGGATGTCGAGGTGGGCGGCCCGGCAAGGCGGGCCGCCCATCGGCTGCGCTAGTTTCCGGCTCCGAAAAGCTCATAGATCGTGCGCTCGTTCTCGAGGTCGAGTTCGATCCGCGACGCGAGGGTGAGGCCGTCGACGCCCTGCTCCGCGTCGATCAGCCGCAGCTGCGGCACGCCCGCAGTCAGGTCGGGCCACACCTCCTGGTCGACTTCGACCGCAAAGCGCCACCGCTCGGTCCCGATTAGCGCGCCGCGGGCGTTGAGCACGGCTTGCGCGTCGGCCGCGCTGTCGAAGAAACCTTCGCCCGGCTCGCTCGCGCCGTCCCGCGCGAAGGGGTAGCGCTGCGCAATCGCAGCGCTGGTCCACTCGACAGTGCTGGCTTCGCGCGTGCCCGCCTGGATGTCGGCGACGAGGGCGGGCATCAGCGCATCGCGACCTGGGCGGCGGTGAAGGCGCGACCGCCGCCCCCGATGAAGCCCGACCCCGAGCCGCCGCCACCGCCCAGCATGGCCACGGCTGCATTGAGGCCGGCCATCTGCTGGGACAGCTGCGCGAGGAGTTCATTGGACGTCTGCACGCCGGACGCGGTTGAGGCGGTGGCGCTGGCGGTCGCCTTCGCGAACGGGCTCTCCACCGCCGGCGAGATCGGTTCGACGTTGTCGATTGCGCCGATCGCCTTGTTCGTCGCTCCCTGGACCAGGTCCATGAAGTCGAAGAAGCCCTGGGTGGACCCGTAGATCTGACGCTCGATGTCGAGCGCGGTCTGCGCCGCGGCCTGGTACTTCGACACATCGACGCGCTGGCCCGCGTTGATCTGCTGAAGAAAGGGCTGGAGCGCCGCCTGGGCCTGGGAGCGCTGATCGCGCAGACTGTAGGGCGAGTTCGGGCCGACCTTCAGATCAGCCAGGAAGTCCTTCAGCGACTGGCTCGCGCTCTCGGTCGAGTTCTTCACGTCCGCGAGCTGCAGGTCGTAGAGGCGTTGAGCCTGCGCCATCTGCTCCGCGGACGCGCCGCCTTCCTTCAGGGCGTCTACGGTGCGCTGGAACTTGCGGTTGAGCTCGTCGATGGCCGCGCCGACGGGGTCGAGCGCCGCCTTCAGATCCCGCGGGACCGCCTCGATCAAGCCCGCCTTGGTGATGGCGGCTTCGAGGTCTTGGCCCGACTTGATGATGTTCACCGACGCCTGGCTGATCCCGGTGATGATGCTCTGGGTCAGGGTCGTCTTGATCGCGAACTCGATCGCGGCCTTCTCGTCCTTGCCGAAGTCGTACAGGCCGCGGCCGCTGGCGCCCTTGAAGTCGAGCTTGCCCTGGTAGCCCGTCGTCGAGACGCGGAACTTGTCCTTGTAGGTGCCGAGCGTCAGCGTCGGCGCGCCGGTGATCGTCGCGCCGAGCTGATCGACGATGGCGTTGACGCCCTTGGCGACCGTGGACGCGACGCCCGACACGGCCGTCTGCCGAGACCCGGAATTGCCGGTGGCCTTCCCGCCATCGAGCGCACCGTTCGAGAAAGTGACGCCGGCGGTGGCGTACTTCGCCTTCGTGAACAGCCCTGCCGCGACGTTGCCCAGGATGCCGCCCACGATCGAGCCCAGCGGCCCCGCGGCGCCGCCGAGCGTCTTGCCCAGCGTGCCGCCGATCGCGCTCGAGATCGCTGGGCCGAACGACTTCCCTACCTCTTTGCCGAGGATCCCGCCGATACCGGACGCCAGCGGGCTCTGCTTACCGCCAGTGATCGATGAAAAGACCGACCCGCCGAACTGGCCGTACGCCACGCTGGACAACGCACCGCTGATCCGCCCGAGCGACCGCTCGCCGATCTCGATACCGTTGCGGGACAGCGCCTGGCCGATCGAGTCAGCGACCTCGCGGGACTGGCCCTCGATGCCGCCGGGTTGCAGCACCCGGGCGAGAGGCCCCGAAACCCGAACGCCCAGGAGGTCCGCCGCCGATACGACTCCGTCGCGGAACGTATCGGCCGCCGATCGGATGTCCTGACCGAAAGCCTCGGATGCGGACCTGATCCGCGCGTCGAACTCGTCGAGTGCGCGGTCGACCTGTTCCGGCCCGGCGATGCGGCGGAAGTCGTCGTTCGCGGCAGAGAGGCGCGTGCTGTCGTAAGCCGATTTCGCCGCGGCCTGGAAGCCGATCGCGTCGGAGACGCCGATCTTGCCCGCGGCCTGCAGCTTCGCGATCTCGGCCAGCTCTGCGCGGTAACGGCCCGCGGCCGCGGCGGCCGGGTCGTAGCGCCCGATCAGCCCTTCGAGCGCGGACTCCAGTTCACGCTGCGCCTGCTCGAGCTCGCGCTCGGCTTTCGCGGCGTCGCGGACGGACGCGTTGTAATTGTCGAGGGCGAACTTCCCCTTCTCCCATGCGACGTGGAAGTGGTTCGCGTGACCTTTGTCGCCTGGGCCGAAAAGCTGCTCGACGCCCTTTGCGTTGCGTCGGATCGGGATGCCGGCGGTTTCGAATATGCGCCGGATGTCATCCTTACCGAGGGAGCTCATGCCGCCACGCGGGACGAAGTCGATCGCGCCGCCCTTATAGTGGTCGGACCCGGCGACATGCCTGCCGCCGGTCGTACTGGTGATCTGGACCCCGGGAAGCGCGGAGCGCAGCAGCTTCGCGATCGAGGCCGGCGTCGCTACATCGGAAGCCGCTGCACCGGCCGACGGCCGCTTGGCGTCCCGCGCCGCCTTGACCTCCCGGTCGCGCTGCTGCCGGAGCGCAAGGCCCCGACGTTCGAATTCGGCCTGGCTGATCGCGTCGCGCTGGCGCTCCTCGCGCAGCTTGCCGAGGGCAAGCGCATAGCGCTCCGTCGCCGCCGTGCTGCCGTCGAGCGCGGCCTCGATCTTGCGCTCGGCGATGACGATCTCGGCGCGGCGGACCGTCTCGCGCGCCTCGTTTGCATTAGCCGCCAGCCGGTCGACGTTTGCCTGCAGATCTTTCACCCGCGCCTCAGCGGCCCGGATCGAGGACTCGAGGGTCCCGCGCGACTCCGCGCTGTTGAACGCGCTGTCGCGACGCGCGCGTAGCAGCCGGAGATCGCGCTGGGCCGAAGCGAGCTCGCCGCTGGCCTGACCGAGCCCGCCTGCCCCGGCCTTGCCGGTACCGTAGAGGGTGGCGGCGAGCTGGCCTCGCGCTTCGCTCAGCTTCTCGTCCTGTAGCTGCTGCGTCGTCTTGAGCTGGCGCTCCAGCTCCTTGTTCAGCTCCTTCATGGCCGCGACCTGGCCATCGACCGACTTCGACCAGATCTCGTTCGCCTGGCGATCGATCTCCGTGGCCGAGGCCTTCTCGCGCAGCTTCTTCACCGCGTCCTCGAGGGCGTTGCCCCCCTCGAACAGCTTGGCCACGAACGGCGTCAGGGCCACCAGACCGACCGTGAGAGCGGTGCCCCAACCGCCCGTCAGGAACGCGCCGACGGCTCCGAGCTTGCCCTCGAAGTCGCGCAACGCAAGGCCGGCCTGAGGTGCCTGCTGAGCGAACGCGACGAACGCGCTCTGGCCCGACGAGACCTGAACCGCGAAGTCCTGAAATTGCTGGCCGAGCATGACGACGCCCTGCTGGTTCCGCGCCGTCCCCCGCGTGGCCGCGTCGGTCGACGCGAGGTAGAGCTGGGTGGCGCCGCCGGTCCGGGCGAGTTCGGCCTGTACCGCCTCGAGCGCTCTGATGCGCTGCCGGATCGCGCCGGCGGCTTCCTGCTCGGCCAGCGCGGCGACACGCGAAGCGTCGGCCTCGAGCCGCATGGACTCGACGACTGCGCGTCCGCTGCCCGCCACACTGGCCTGGGCGACGGACAGCTCGCGAAGCGCCGCAGCGCGCTGATCCGAAGCGAGCGCCGCGCTCTTCAGCGACGCGATCTCGCCGGACAGGTCGAGCCCGCCGGTTGCGGTCCGGGGCAGATCGATCGCGGTGCGGGCGAGGCGGTTCACCTCGGCGAACGAGCTGCTGAACGTCGAGCGAACGTCGTCGGCGGCCCGGCGAGCGTTCGCGCTCATCTCCGCGAAGCGCTTTCCCGACTCACTGCTGAACTGCTCGGCGCGCAACTGGAGGCGTGCAACGATGTCGACCGTGCGGTTGGACATGCGCGCCTCCCCGAGGTTAGCGTGGGTGGATGAAGAAGATCACGATCATGGCGGCTGCTGGCGCAGCGCTACTCGCGGCCTGCATGGGTCAGAGCGAGGCCGAGAAGGCGGTCCGTGAGTATGATATCGTCGCCAAGCAGGGCACCAATGCAGAGAAGTGCGCGGCGGCGGGAAAAGCCGCTGAGGCATGGCTGGGTGAGCAGAACGAAGCTCAGTATCAGCAATGGAAACGGACGCGCGATATCTACTGTCTTGCGGCAGAGTTCGGCAAATGAGGCCGACTTCAGCCTGAGTTGATCGCCCCCGCCCCTCGCAGAAACTCCGCCACCATCTCCCGCTCGGCTTGCTGCACCAGCGGCCCGACCGCGACCGTATTCCGGTGCCGAACCAGCGGCAGCAACACGAAAATAGGAACCGTCGCGCTGGCCCGACCCGTGGCGATGCGTCGCGCGGTATTCCCCCGCGCCAGCTGACGCCTGCCAGAGAGCACCGCGTCGTCCAGGACCAGCAGCGACGGGCGCCCCTGCCGGTAGACGAAGCGCAGGCGCTTGCCCGTCCTCCGCTCCCACTCGCCCGGCGTTAGGTTTCGCAGACGCCCGGTCGAGCCAGCCGCCGGCAGAGGAATCGCGAGGAACTGCCCCGCCTTCCCCCTCACCTCGCCCGGCTGCGACCAGAATTGGATCGCGCCGCGCGACCGATCACGGCCGTTGACGAAGACCTCGCCGACCGGGTTCCGCGCCGGGCCTTTCTCCGGATAGGCGTCGGATGCCCAAGCGCGCCAGAGCCGCCCCGGGACCGCCGCACGCGTAGCAGCCTCTAGATTACGCTCGAGGCGCTTAGTCGCGCCCGCCACCGCCGCCGTGCCGGCGGTGAGGTAGCGCCGGATCGTCCGGTCGCCGTCGGCGCGCAGTTGTGCGTCGTCGATCGTCAGCGTCGCGCCGTCAGCCATCTTCCCGGTCCAAGCTGTCGAGGAAAGCGAAAGCGTCGAGCAACGCCGCCGGCTGATCGCCCGGGCTGCCTGGACATGGCAGCACGCGCCCACCGAACGGGCCAGCGTAGCGGCGGCACGTCAGCCACAGGTCGACGACGCCCCAGACCCACGAGGGCAGCGCCAGACGCGGGTTCTCTAGCCAACGCTCTCCGGCGAGCTCCCATCCGCCGTCGACGTGTCGTCCGAAGCGGAAGTCTGCGGGCCGGTCTCGGACGATACGGGCCGCTCGGAGTTTCCCTCCTCTCCAGTCGAGAACTGGAGCGCGTAGGCGCGATTGCCGGCGGAGAGCAGCTCGATCGACTGGAGCCGGCTAAGCGCCGCTTCGGTCACCATGCCGTCCCGGCCTCGCGCGAACGGCACGGGCTTGCCGTCCTCGCCGGTGACGCTGTCCCAGCCCGCGCAGAAGCGCTTGAGCGCGACCACGGGCGCGATCTCGCCCCGCCGCGCGCGCCGCGCGACGAGGTCGCGATAATCAGGCCAGTGCGCGACGAGCACCTTGCGGACGTCGACGAGCAGGCGGACCTGCTCGTCCGGCAGCTTATCGGTCGTGGGATCCTTGATCTGGGTCTCGGCCTCGATCGCGCCGAGCACCTCGTCCAGGCCGGGATCGCCTTCAAGGAGGACTGACACACCGGCGACGGCGGCCTGGTGCAGCTCGAAGCTGTACACCCGGCCGGCATCATGCTCGCCGGCGAGCTCGGCCTCCATACGTCCGCGCTCGATCACCCCGCCGGCGCGGAGGTGGAAGACGGGCGGGTTCGGACGATCGCGCAGCCACTCAGGCGTGAACGGGATCGTCTCGGTGGTGCTGGTCGAGATCATGGGGTTGCGGTCCTCAGGAAAAGGCGAGCACGAAGTCGCCGTCGCGGTTCGCGTTGTCGCGGCCGGGCGTGAGCAGCTGGTAGCGCAGCGTCTCCGACCGGAGCTTTCCGCGCTTGCCCGGCGTCGTCTCCACCGGCTGGCCGACCGGCACCATGATCGACACGCGGTTGCCCGCGACCGACCCCATCTGGATCGAGGCGACGTGCTGCGCGAATGCGGCGATGTCGGCGAGGGAGTTCCGCGTCGCGACGAGGGTGGTCAGCGGGTCCAGCTCGAGCATCGGCGTGCGGCCGGCGATTTGCCCGCCTGCGAAACCATAGGTCGAGTTGGGATCATCGGGCGTCTCCAGCGAGCCCTGCGGATTGATGGACCAGCGGCTGATCGCGAGGCCGCGGCGGTTGATCTGAAACGCGGGCTGGGTCCCCGCGCCCTGAACCAGCAGCGGAGCGGAGTGGCCCGCCACCACAGGGTTGGTCGGCATCGCGGCGTCGACCCGGCCCATGTAGACGCCGGTCAGGTTGAAGACGGCGAACCCAGGCTGGCCCGCGGCGCCCTCGTATGTCACCGTGCCGCGGCAGTCCTGCCACTGGTGCAGCACCCCGTCCTCGTAGAGATACACGGTCGCGCACGGGTGCATCGACGCGCGGGACGCGGCGTCGCTCGGCGTGGTGCCGGCATAGGTCCAGGTCGCGGGCACCGCCGCCTGGTTGGTGGCCGACAGCGCGGACCCGAACACGTCGGTCAGCGTCGCGACCTTGCCCGCGGTATAGTCGGCGATGAGCGAGGCGCGGCCGGCGGCCGGCGCGCCGGTCAGGAGCAGCGGCACGCCGCGAAGCGCCTGGGCCGTGGCCGGCGCGCTGGCGCCGAGCGTCGCGCTCTGCGCCGTGCCGGCGGTCAGCGCCGCGGCCGCGATCGCGGCGACGAACTGGCCGAGCATGCCGCAGATCTGGAGCGGAACGTGGAGCGGCGGGCGAACGCTGGCCGTGTACGCGACGCCGGGGCCTGCCCCTTTTAGGCGGCTTCGGAACGAGATGGTGGCGGGCTGGCCGACGACCATGGGCGCGGACGCGACGAAGCTGCCGTTGGCCTCCGTCGTCGCTTCCGAGCGGAACGGGCCGTTATAGTCCAGGGAGTCGGTCTCGAACGGGATCGCGTCGGTCGCCGCCGACGGGACGGCAGGCGAGCCCTCGGCGCTCTGGGCCGCGATGCACAGCAGCGAGTTTTCGGGGCGGATGGGTGCGTCGATCGCCATGGAAGTGGTCCTTTAAAGCTAGGCGGCTTGGTCGGGGCGGCCGCGGACGGTCGAGAACTCGATGTCGAGGTCGAAGGAGAAGGTCAGGCGGGCCTTGGAGGTGAGCGGCGCGATCTGCGGCGGCCGGTACTCACCCTCGTCGATCGTCTCCGCGAGCCCGCCGAGCGGCGGGTCGGTGAGGAGCGCGCTGACCGCGTCCGAGTAGAGGTTGTTGAGCTCGGCATGCGCCGCGGCGCCGCCGGCCTGCTCGTGATAGCCTTCGATCGTGACGCTCAGACGGTAACGCTGGCCGCCGCACTCGCTCTCGATCGGCTGGTGTCCGCCGTCCCAGATGTGGAGCGCGTTGAACAGGACCGGGTCCTGGTTCGGCATGCGCTCGACCTCCTCGACGCCGGTGATGTCGATGAGGCGCTTCTCGATCTCGGCGAAGATCGCCTCGCGGACCGCGGTCACCTACGCCTCGTTCCTCGCCTTGACGGCGGGCACGGGCACGGGCGCGACTTCGACCTCCGCGCAGCCTCTGTCGACCATGTCGGACGCGCGCTCCGCCTCGATCTGATCGGCCGCGTCGCCGACGGTGAGGGTCGCGCCGGCGTCGACATACGAGCCGTCGTTCCGCGAGGTCGCGGAGTGGAGCAGGATCTTCTTCATGGGGTGCCTTTCGGGCGTCAGGACGCGTGGACGGTCCAGGACCGGCCATCGCTCGATGCGAGGGGGTCCTCGCAGATCGTGAAGGCCTCGCCGGTGCGGACCACCCGGATCACGCCGCGGCGGAGCGGCGCGGGCAGGTCCACGGCCTGGATGATGAAGCTGTGGCGGTCCGTCGCGACCTCGCCGCGGCCGAACGACACCAGGTCACCCGGTCGGTTCCAGATTGCGACGAATGGCGCGCCATCGTCATAGGTGATCGCTTCGCCGAACTCGGCCGCGTTAAAGAACACGGGCATGTCGCCCGCGAAGTCGATCGCCACCGCCGATCAGCCCTTCAGGACGTCGACGAGTTCGACGGCGCCGGTCTCGACGAGCGATGCCAGGGTCTTGTCGGAGAGCTTGTGCTTGGTCGCCAGCTCGTCGGTGATCATCTCGCCGGCGTCGATCTTCTGGTCCGGCTTGGGGCCGGTGACGAGCTCGTGGCGGGCGCGCGGCATCTTGACCATCTTGGGCGCAGGCGCGGCAGTCGTGGGGTCGGTCATGGAGAGGCTCCTTGTCGGAAGCGAGGGAGAAAGGCGGGCGCGCGATCAAGAGGACTGCGCGCCCTAGTCAGCCGGACGGCAGGACGTTCGTCCGGCAGGGGACCGTTATCGGACCGTCATGCAGCCCGACGCGTTCGCGCGCTTGGGCACGAAGATCGGAGCCGACTGGCTCATGAGCCACTCCGCGCCGGGATCCTCCTCGATCCAGTTCTTCGAGAAGATGCGCGCCGCGCCGTAGTCGTTGCGCGGATCGAGGATTGCGCCGTAGCAGGGCGTGCCCTCGTACGCGCCCGGCGCGCCGACGATGACGGTATAGGGCGGCAGCAGCTTCTTGATAACGCCGTCCACGTCCTCGTACGTGTCGTTGTACACGTAAAGTTCGACCTGGCCGATGCGGCCCATGAAGACGGGCGAGCCGGGCACGCCGGGCTTGAAGCCCAGGTCGATCGAGCTCGCGGTCTGGCCCAGTTGACGGTCCAGCACCTTCTCGAGCTTCCCGTCAGCGGCGTAGAGCGCCCAAGCGTCAGCGGTGAAAACGACGTGGCTCGGGGCCGCGCCGCACTCCTCCGCGATCTCCTGGATAAAGCCGTTCAGGCTATCGACCGGCGACACGCCGACCTCGCCCCAACGGCCCGCGCCGGTTAGCGTCTTCGAGAGCGACGCCTTGCGGTTGAAGCTGACGGTCGCGCGCGGATACGCTTTGCCCTCGATCACGACGCCGCCGGTGCGCAGGATCTCGGCCGCCATGACCTCCTCGCGACGCTCGATCCGCGTCTTGTGGGCGGTGAGATAGTCGACGATCGCGAGCTCGCGGCGCTCGGCCAGCGTGAACGCGCCGCCGATCGGCTCACCGGGACGCCGGCGGCTGATCTTGTGCGGGTCGACGCGGTCCTTCGGCTTGACGTAGCCAGGCGCGAACTTGTCCGTCTGAAACGGCTTGTCCTGGCCGGGCGTGCCGGGCGCGTACGGGCTCACCCAGGGGGCGATCCGCAGGTCGTCGAACACGCGGTCGAACATGACCTCGGGCGTGTCGAACTCGATCGGCGTGCCGCCGAAGAACAGGGTGCGCAGGAAGTTGCCCTGGATGCGCAGCGGCGTGATGATGCCGATCAGGGCGGTGGTGGAGAAGAGAAGCGGGTCCATGCTGACCTCCGAAAATGGAGAGGGCGGCCCAGCTCGCGCCGGACCGCCCCCGAAGAGCGGTGGTGGATCCCGGTCGCGTCAGACCGAGTAGGTGATGCCCTTGGCGCGCAGACCGTCGCGGATGCTCGCGAGGGTATGGCCGGCGCCGAGCACGAGGGCTTCGCCGACCAGGTCGGCGGTTTCGTAGACGATTGCCTCGACGTCGCCGCCGGTCGCGTCGACCGCGTACGGCAGCACGAAGTTGGGCGTCTGGCTGCCGTCGCTCGCGGCCGAGGCGGACAGCGTCGCCTTACCGCTGGCGGTCACGGTGCCGAGCACCGAGCCGGCGGCGAAAGCGGCGCCGGCCAGCAGCGTCACCTTGCGGGTGACGGGCGAGCCGGAGCGGATCAGGGTCTTCGGAGCCGTCGACTCCTGGGTGGTGTAGAAGGCGCGCTCGAACATGAGCAGGAACTCCCGATGTGAGGGCGGCGCTCAGCGCGCCGGGATGGAGGCGCGGGCGGTCAGCCCTGCTTGAGGTGCGCGACGGCGGCGACGCCGGCGCGGGCGGCGAGCGCGAGGATGCCGGTGGCCTGCTCGGCCCCGGTCTTCGGCTTGCCCTTGTCCTTCGCACCAGCGCCGGGAGCGTCGGGGACCTGGCCGGCCTGGACCGCGCCGTCGCGCAGCTGGCCCATCGTCGCGCCGCGGCGCTTGCTCGCGGTGGCGAGCTCGATGGCGAACGCGCCCGCCGTGGTGCCCTGCTCGATCGCGGTGCGGAGCGGGGTCGCGACGACGCTCGACGGGCACAGGTCGGCCAGCGCCACGATGCGCGCGCGCTCGGCGGCGACCGCGATCACGACCGGATCAGCCGCATCAGCGCCGGTGCCGTCGTTCTCGGCCGCGGTGATCTTGCCCTTGAGCTCGGCGAGCTCGGCCGCGTCGGCCGCGTCGGCGGCCTCCTCCTCGGCGGTCAGGTCGCGCTTCTCGCCGAGCGCGGTGTTGATGCGGGCCTCCATGCGCGTCGCAACCGCACGCGCCTGAGCCCGGAGCTCTTCCAGGTTCATATTCTACTCCTCGTGGTGCGGCCGCAGGCGGCCAGGTTCGCGCCCGAAGGGCGGAATTCGTTAGATGCTCGAGGCCAGAGCGGCGGCACGGCGGCGCATGAGCGCCAGGCGTGCGCGGCTGGAACCGAACTTCGCGACCGCGTCGCGCAGGGTCATGACCCCGTCGGTCACACCGGCGGCGGCGGCGCGCGTGGCCGAGAAGGTGCGCCCGGATCCGTGGATGCCGGGCACGTCGGCCGCCGCGATGCCCCGACCCCGCGCGATCGCGGCCACGAACTCGAGGTTCATGTCGTCGATCTCGGCCTGCATCTCGGCCCGGTCCTCGTCCGACAGCGGCGCATAGGGGTGGCCCGCGATCTTCTCGGGCGACGAGGCGATCAGCGTCGTCTTCATGCCGATCTTGTCCTCAAAACCGGACATATCGACGTGCCCGCCGCGGACGCCGACCGAGCCGACGCCGCCGCTGGTGCTGGCGTAGTAGGCCGAGGCCTGCGTCCCGATCCAATGCGCGGCCGAGTAGGAATAGGGGCTCGCGACCGCGATCACCGGCTTGACCTGGCGCACCTCATGGACGGCGTCTCCGGCCTCGGCGGTACCGTACACGAGCCCGCCCGGGCTCATGATGGAGACGAACACGGCGCCGATCTTGTCGTCCGCGCCAGCCTCACGGACCTGGTTGGCGAAGCGCTCGGTCGAGGTGCCGCCGTAGCTGCCCCGCGGCGAGAGGGGTCCCGAGAGCGGGATGATGATGGACGCGCCGTCGCGGATCGGGTCGACAGGCTTTGCCGCCGCCGCGCCGCCGCCGAAGCCGGCTAGCGCCTTCAAGGCCTCGGGCAGCATCGCCTCGAACGAACCGCGCTTGAGCAGGTCGCCCAGCGCGTCGGGGTGCATCGCCCAGAGGGTGCGAGCGCCGAAAGTCTCAAGCATCCTCGTCCTCCTGCTGATCGGGCTTCTTCGGCTTCTCGGCCGGCGTCTCCGCCGGCGTGCCCGGCGAAACCGCGACGGGCAGACCTTCCGCGACCCAGGCGCGGTGCTCAGCGCCCCGCTTGCGCACGTTCTCGTGGAAGCTCCCGCCCGTCAGCTCGGCCGTGATCTCCTCGCCCGTCTTCCAGCCGTTATCCTGCTGGATCTTCAGGCCGTTCGCCTCCTGAGCGATGTTGAGGCTGATCTTGCCGTCGCCGCGCCAGTTCGCGCCCATCCAGGCCGCGCGGAGACGCAGGTCGGCGAAGAAGCCGGGCATGTCATACGCGCCCGAGGCGACCTTCTCGGCCAGGAAGCACTCGTAGGTCGGCAGGCAGTCGATGCCGCCGAACCAGTACCGGTCCACGCGGACCTTCAGGTAGAGCGTCTCCAGCTCGGCCTTCGACGCCGTGTAGCTGGAGTTGAACATCAGCATCAGCACGCCGAACGGGAGCCCGGTCGCGGCGCCGATCTGGCGGACGATGGCCTGGAAGAACGGGTCGAACGCCGAGTTGGGCCGGCCTGGGCTCTTGATCTCGACGTCGGCCTCGGAGTCGATCTCCATGACCGATCCGGCTTCGAACCGATATTCGTTCGCGGGCGGCGGGACATCGTAGCCGCCGACGCCGTCCGCGCCGTCGCCTCCAGCCCCGGCCTCCGCGTCGCCGAAGTCCGGCTCAGGCATCGGTCCCGCGCCCGGCGACTTGTAGACCACGGCGATCATCGCCGACATGACGGACGCGAACAACTCGGCGTCGGTCAGGTCCGAGATCATCCGCAGCTGCTCGAGCACGGTGGCGAGCATGCCGACGCCGCGGACCTGCTCCGGCCGATCCTTGCGGTAGACGTGCACCACGCGTGGCAGGTTCAGGTCGCGGTCCCAGGCCTCGATGCGCTCTGGGGTCGGGTTGAGTGCGCCGACACCGAGCAGGTCGCCCGGGTGCTGCTTCAGGACGTGATACGCGATGGGAGCGCCATAGTCGTCGAGCTCGACGCCGCCAGCGATCCGGTTGCCGGTGCGCGAGTCCCGCGCTCCATCGCCTACGCCAGGCGGATTGCGCAGCCGGTCGGCCTCAATCAGCTTCCAGGCCGTCTGCACCACGCGGCCGGGCTGATCCTCCGGCATGACGCGCAGCTTCAGGATGTCGCCGCTGGTCTGGACGCCGCGATAGGACACGGCTTGAAGACCGTAGCCCGTCGCGGACCGCTCCGCGTCGACGTCGCGCGAAGCCATGTAGGCGTCGAAGTCGGCCGAGATCCGACGGTTCCAGGCCGCCGTCTCCTCGTCGGTGAGGCCCAGCGCCTCGCCGTCGACGGTCGGGATCGCCATGAGCCCGGTACCGATCGCGAAGGTCGTGTCCCGGTTGATCGCGGCAGTCGCGATCGGCTGGTTCATCGCCGCGTCGCGGCTCTCCGCGCGCAGCCGGTCGGCGCCGGGCAGCGTGTCGGCGTTGGCGGAGCGGGAGCGCGCGAACCAGCCGCGCCGCTTCCCGCGCTCGACCTGCCCGCCACGATACCCGCCCCCGCCGGTCACGCCGCCGCCGAACATCGCGCTCGCGGCCGCCATCTGCGCCCGCGCCTTCACGCGCGCGACGCCCGCGGCCGGGTTCACCAGAGCGACCGCGCGGTCGATCAGGGTGGGCTGGACCCGCACCTTCACCTCAGCGGCTCCGGTACCAGCCACGGCGCACCCGGCCGACCGACCGCTGCGTCGTCCCGCCCAGGCGCGTGACCCAGCCTTGCCAATAGTCGATGCCCTGCCGGATCTCGGCGAGGTCGGCCCGGGTCAGCTTCCGCTCGCCGATCTCGTAGCTCTGGCTGCCGAGCACCGCGGTCTCCGCCGCCAGATACTCGGCCAGTTTGGCGCCCGCGGTGGCGAGCGTGATGCCGACGTCGGCCATGCCGCTGCTCCCCTGCTATCTCGAGCGGACCGTGCGCACCGAGCGCCGCGGCTTCGGCCTGGTCGGCCCCGAAGGGCGCGACACGCTAACCATCGACGTTTCGACCGCCGCGACCGGACCCTCGCCTGGGTCAGACGATGCCGGCGTCGGCCCGGTCGGGCGCGGCGGGCGGGCCCAGAGCGGCACCTTGGTCAGGTTCTGGTCCAGGCCGACTAGGCGGAGCATCACGGCGAGCGAGTAGACCAGGAGGTCCCAGGTCTCGTTTCGGACACCCTCGCCCTTCTGCCACTGGCCCTCGACCTTCTCCTCCGCGCGCAGCTCTTTCACGAACCGGTCACCGGGCCGCTCGCCGAACTCGCGCGGCAGTGCCACGAAGCTGGCGCCCGGCTCGGGACGGCGCAGGCGGTAGTCGAGCATGTCCTTCAAGCGGTTGACGTTCGGAACCCACAGCTCGCACTCGGGAGCGCCGTCCATCTGCCGCTTCGCGTCGACCGTCGGCGGCGGCAGGAGCCGCCCCTTGGGCCGGTTGCCGCCCTTCAGCAGCGTAATCACCGTGGCAGGCAGCGCGGGCCGGCCGGAGCGCCGGTCGCCCGTCATCATGTCGCCCCACCAGTCGTAGGCGTTGTCGGTCGCGTCGTCCTGACCGCCGGTGTCGACGCCGGTGTTCAGGATCCGCATGCGCAGGCTCGGGTCGCGCTGGAGCGGGTAGGTGCGTCGCAGCACCTTCTCGTAGAGCACGGCCCAGTGCTCGCGACGCCGGAACGGGTCGAGCTTCGTGATGCCGTCATCCAGCGTGAGGATGTCGAAGCGGTCGATGATCCAGGCGCGGTTCCCGACGCCATGGCCGGCGACCAGCACGGAGAAGCGGTCCTGCCCGAGGTCGACCGTGGCGGTCAGCGCGACGACGCCGTCGGGCACCTCGCCCATGCGATAGGTCGAGGCCTTAGCGCGCTCGATCAGCGCATCCTCGCTCACCGGCGCGTCTCCCGACGACTTCGAGACGTAGTTCCGGCCGACTTGCGTGTTCCAGTACGCGCGAAGCGGCTCCTCGTCCTGGTGCTCCTCGAACGCCAGTTCGGCCTGCCGCTCGCGCTCCGCCAGGTCGGGCCAGGGCGCGAAGCCGAAGATGCCCTCGAACCAGTAACTGTCGACCGTGTTGGGCTCGAGCTCGCCGACCTTGCCCCCGTTCGACCCGGTCGAGAGCGACACCGCGGTCTCGCCCTTGCCGATCCAACGGCCGGTCGCGAGCAGCATCGGCTTGTCGGTCTGGACATGCACGCCGCCGCAGGTCGGACAGACCACGCAGGCGCTGTTGCGCGCCTCGACGACGGTCCCGCTGCGATCGAAGCTGAGCCGCTCGTGGCAGAGCTGGAAGGGCTCGGAGCAGTGGAGGCAGTCCACCCACCGCTTCTTCGACGTGCCGCCCGCGACGAGCGGCTCGATCCCCTTCTTCGCGCCCTTCTTCGGGCTGGAATTAACGTAGAGCTTCCACCCGTAGCTCAGGAAGCTGTTGGTGCGGCCCTTGAACAGGCTGACCGCGTCGCCTTGCCCGCCGATATCGTCGTCGAAGTCGTCATAGTCGTCGAGACGGCCGCGGGAGAACGGGCGGGCGCGGAAATTCGGGCCGGTGGGCCACAGGAAGTGCCAGTCGCAGCCCTTGAACTGCTTCAGGTGGATGTTGTCGGCCGACGCGCCCGCCTGCTGGCGAGCCTTCACGTCCGGGCACTCGTCCAGCAGCTTGTCGATCTGGGTCGTGACGTAGCTGTGGATCAGGTTCTTGTCGCAGAGCCAGAAGCCGATGTCGGCCGGGTCGTAAAGGACCGAGTGGACCTGCCAGTTGTTGCCGATCTCCGACTTGCCGGTCTGGCTCGGCCCGATCACCGCGACGATGGTGCACGGATCGCTCATCGCGAGCGCGTTCATCGGGTCGTCGAGGTGGTCGTCCGACTCCGGGCTGTCCTTCCACGAGCCCGAATAGCCGCCCGGGTTGCGCAGGTTCCGGTGCTTGTTTGCCGCCTCCAGGACGGTCAGCTTCTCCGGGAAGAGCACTTCGCGGAACGCCCGCCGCACCGCGACCCGCGCGTCGGCGAAGCGGGGCGGCTCGACCGATTGCTGCTGGAGCAGGGCCAGCGCGCCCAGGCGGGGACGAGCCGCGGGCCGTTCAGCCGTCCGCTGCTCGTTCATCCGCGTCCAGCGCCTTCACGAACTGCTCGAGGCGGTCGGCGAGGATCTCGTCGATCGCCTCCTCGACCTCCAGCTTCAGCCCGAACTTCCGTCGGACGATCTTGCCCACCCGCTGAAGCTGACGTCGCAGCTCGATCACCGCGTTGGCGGTCTCGCCTTCCCACGTCGCGACACGGCACAGCTCGCCGATCTGCTCGCGGTAGTCGAGCTCGGCCTGGCCGGCCTTGAACTCCTCGTACCGCTGCTTCCCGGTGAGGTGCAGACCCTCGTCGTCGCCGGCGTCGCCCAGCATCTGCAGGCGGAGCTCGGCGAGCTGGCGCTGCTTCAAGTCGTCGGCGCCGTCGCCTGTCTTCCGGTCGCGCCACCAGGCCAGCGCCTTGGTGGCGAGGATCTTGTACCCCACCCCGCGCCGGCCGCGCTCGAGGAGCCACTCCGCTCCGTCCGGCGCCTGCTTCAGGTGCGTGCGCATCGTCTCGGGCGTGACCCCGACGAGCGACGCGAACTCGTCCAGGCTGATGATCAGCTCGGCAGGAGCGCGTTTCGGAGGTGCCTTCCGTGGGGTCGAAGGTCGCGTCATGGCACCTCCGCCGCCCGATCAGCGCCCGGCCGGCGGAACCAAAGGCGTAATAATAAGGCGTAATGGTTTCCGAACACGGGAAACGCGCGTGCGATGGGCCTCTGGCCCCCGCATACCGTCCTGGTCGCCGGGAGGACCCAACGGGGGGGTGCCCCCGCCCCGCCTAGCGCCCGGGGGCGAGGGGGCCGGCGACGGCGCGACCGCGCACGACCGCGCGGGCCTGGGCCGCGATGTCCTCGACCCGATCGATCAGCGCGTCCGAGCGGTGCGTGGTGCGCGACGGCTGCTCCATCGCGTCGGCCGCAGTCTCGAGCTCAGCCGCGAGGCGCCGCAGCTCACGCGCCTTAGCCATGTGGGTCGGTGTGCTCATGATGCTGCTCGCAGTCGCGCGAGGGGCACGAGCGCCTCGCCGCGGAAGGTGACCGGCTCGCGCACCCAGGCCGTATCGCTATCGATAGCGACGATCTCGAACACGGGGCCGACATTCGCGCCGACGCGCACCAGGTCGCCTTGCGCCTTCGGCCGGAGGCAATCCGTGGTGAGCGGGATGCCGGGGCAGAGCACGTCGGCATAGCTGTCCGCCATGGCCGTGCTCCTGAAACGACGAAGGCCCGCCTGATGGGCGAGCCTTGCGAGACCCAACTAGGGCCAATAGCGATTTGATAGGGGAGAATGTCGCCGCCAGTCAAGCGGCCTCATCGAGCGCGCCTGACGCCGGGATGAGCCACGCCCAGCCCCACCCTTCCTTCACGATCACCTCGACGTTGCGATACCGCTCCACCGTCCCGTCCCGGCTGCCGAGCTCAAGCGCGAGCGCATCGTGCACGGCCTCACCCATCCACAGCGCGTCGACGGGATGGAAGATGGCATCGCGCAGTGCGATCTGAGCGTCGATCAGCTCCACCAAGGTCGAAGTCGGCGCGGACTGCGCTGGCCCGACCAGGTCGGTCTTGACCAGGGCGGTCCGAGCGGAAGCCTCCTCGGGCGTCATGGGCAGGCCGGGTACCCGCTCGCCAATCTTGCACGCGATCATCTTGATGACGGTGCGCGTGCGTCCCTCCGCGGCGGTGCGCGCCAGGTCCGCGAACGCGTCGGTCGCCACAGGGCCGATCGCCTCGTTCCGACAGACGACGTTTTCGAAGATAGCGAGCCATGTCGCAGGGATGCCGCGTACCGCGTCGAGGATGTCGTCCCGGGCGCGCTGGACCGCGATCGTGCGCGCCATGAGGCGGTCCGGGGCGTGCCGCCCGCCGCCGCCTGATCCGCCGCCCTCGTAGCTGGCCGTCGCCAGCTGCGTATCCCAGGCCAGCGCGTGCTGATCGGCATACCACTCGCAAGCCGCCGCTTCATGATGCTCGAGCACGCCGGCGCGCCGCAACCTCTCGACGCGCGTCAGCTTCCGCACCGTCTTATCCGCAACGCGGGGCTCGTCCCCGATCTGCACGACCTTCTGGAGCGTCACCGCGTCGGCACCGCGCTGGGCGGCGGGAAGGCCCGTCGCGGCCGACACGCGGTCGAGCTCGCTCATGCGCGCCGCCGCCGCACGCTTCGCACTTCCGGCTGCTACCGCCGCGACCGAGGCGCTTAGGCCAACAGTCACCTTCTTCACCGCCCCGCCCCGCTTCGCCATCTCTCGACCCTCCGACCCGAGGCGAACGATGCGAGAACGGAACGAACTCCGCCAGTTCCCAAAGTGTAACATCATCAACGGTCTAGAGCCGGTCGAGCAGGTCGGCCTGATCGGGCGGGATCCTGGGATCGGCAGGCCACGCCTGGCCAACGGCCTGCGCCATCGGTCCGGGCTTCACCACGGTCCAACCTCGTCCATGAGCGCCCGCCTCCAACTCCGCGTCCGAGAGCATCGCCACGCGATCGACCAGCAGGATCACGCATGGCTCACCCCTTCGGCCCGGCTTCACCTCGACCAGACCTTCGCGCTCGAGCCGATCTACGAACCGTCGGATGTGCTGCGGCTGCTTAGCCGCCAAGCGCGCCAGCTTGGACAGCGAGGGGCCGCGGCCGTGATGGCGATAGTGCGTTCGGATCGCGTCGAGGACTCGGTCGGTCATCGAGGATCAGGCGTCGGGAGACCGGCCGCCCATCATCCCCGAGATCTGGCGGCTCATCATCGCGGATAGCCCGGTCGCCTTCATGATTTCGCGGATGTCGTCCGGAGTGAGCGGGTCAGCCTCCAGCTCCGCAGCGCGCGCATCTTGGCGCTCGGCCTCTTCCGCAAGCCGCCGGAGGGCCCAGGCGCGGCTGCGGCGGTGGCCCAGTAGCGGCGTGACGAACACGCGCAGCTCGCCCGCTGATCGCGGGAAGTAGCGCGGGCCGGGCGCGTTGCAGTAAGCCCGGCACGCCGCCTCAAGGATGTCGAGCGGCACGTCGGCCAGGTGCTCGCGAAGCAAGGCGAACGATGCCCTCGCCTCCGCTTGATCCTCGTCCCGGACGATAGTGGCGCTGCGCAGCGCCATGAGCACGCGGACGCGGTCCTCTCGCTCAGCCGGGGCCAGCGCAGCGGTGTGGACGGCCGCGGCCTCCTCCAGGCCGGGCGCGCTGCCTGCCGGGATCGGCAGGCCGTAACCGTGCCGGTCCATGCCGGCTAACGCCTGGGGCTGCACCCAGTCAGGGATCGCGGCCGTCAAGGTATTCGCCAAGGAGCGGATCGCGGAACTGCCCTCCCGACCTCCGGCCGCCCCACCCATGATCACGTCGTTCGCCATCTGCACGCCTTACCCAGTTCCGCCACGTCGCCTGCCAGTCCGCCATCCGCTTGCCGGTGCCCCGCCAGTAATCGCGGAACTTGGAGAGCTCCCGCTCCAGGCGGCCGGGTTGCCAGACCTGGACGATGCGCCCGACCTCGCTGCTCGGCGCGAAGGGTTCAGGCTCCCAGTCCTCGGGCAACTGCCGCGCTCGCTTCTGCGCTGGCCCGGGCTCGGGCGTCCTCGAAGGAGGCGTAGCCTCCGAAGAGGTCTGAAGGGTTCTTGACTGTTTGGGTGCACGTCGTGCGGGGGTCGGCGCATCTGATGCGGGGGTGGGGGCGCACGTGGTGCGGGGCTGCTCCACCGGCGCATCTGATGCGGGGGCTGGACCGCTGGACTTGCGTCCTTTCGCCGTACCGCTGTTCTCGCCACCAGAGGGGGCGCATGTAGTGCGGGGGTGGACGAAGTAGACCACGCCCAAGCCCCGCGCCTCCTCGCGCGTGATGTGTCCCGCCTCGTTCAGCGCCTTGATCGCCATCTGGACCGCGCGCTCTTTCAGCCCGGTCTTCTCGCAGATCAGCGCGATGCCGGGCCAGCACTTGCCCGACTCGTCGTCGGCGTGCCACGCCAGCCGCTGCGCGACGAGCTGCTCCGTGCTCGACAGCGGAAGGTCCCAGAACACGTCCTGAAGGCGCCGGCTCACCTGCTCGCTCCTTGACGGAACAGGACCGGCCGCTGGTACGGATCGATGCGGTGACGCCCCCGCGCGAGCGGATGCTTAGGCGCCCCGGCGACGGTCGTTCCCCAGCACCACAGATCGGGCCAGGGCGCGGGACCGGACTGGATCGCCTCCAGCACTTCGCTGATCCAGAGGTCATCCCAGGCGATGGCGCCATAGCAGACGAACACGTGATCGGCCCGCTTCGCCATGGTCGCGACCGCGTCCAGGTTAGCGTGCAGCTGGTCGCGATCGTACCACTCGCCGCCCCACGCCTCCTCGACGCGCTGGCGGCACTCGACCGGGCTCGCGGTGCAGAAGGGGTATAGGTTGCCCGCGTCGTATCCACCGAAGCCGAAGAAGGCGAACCAGCGGTTCCACCATCGCGACGTCGGGTCGTCGCTCATCGCGTCCGCGGCCGACGGGTTGCAACCCAGCACGAAGGCCCGCGGGCCGGGGCCCCAGTCGCGGGAGAGGCGCTGGCGCACGCCGTCGCATGGGAAATGCGCGGAGCGGCGGAGCATCGGCTCGCCGAACAGGTCGAGCGCGTGGTGCAAGTTGGTCATGCCGCCCTCTTGGTCGCGGAGAGGGCCACAAGATCGGCGAACCGGTCGATCACCATTGCAGGTGTCGGGAACAGGTTGGGTTGGCCGTGGCGGGCGAGCAGCTCTGCGCGCACCTCGGCGATGATGACCGCCTCGCCATGATCAGGAACGTAGAGCGGCCAACCTTCGACGAAGCGGTGCCGCGCGGGCATCGCGGCCTCGAGCTCGCGACGGCGCGCCGCGTCGCCCTTGCTGCCCGCGAGCTGCCGTCGCTGAAGGCCAGTGAGGAGATGGGGTGCGCGGTCCGCCAGCCAGCTCGCCGCCTGGAACGAAAAGGTGGACTCGATCTCGAAGCCGATGATGAGCTCGAAGTAGGGCGCGGCCTCCGGCTCCCGGCCCGCGATCTCCAGATCGTCTCGCGAGCCCATGATGCAGGCTGAGCAGCTATGGCGGGAGCAGCCGAGGCCGTACACGCGGGAAAGCGGGATGCCGTGACGAAGGTTCGCGGCGAAAACGTCCGCGACCGCCATGTGCACGCCGGGGTTCCAGACCATCATACGGGTGCCCCAGCGATTGCCGGGCGTCACGAACCGCTTGTCGACCTTGGCGATCGGCGTCGACCGTCGACCGTGGCTCTCGTCGCGACGGAGGCCGGTGACCTGTACGATCGTCTCGCCCCGGTACCGCTTCGCGAGCGCCGGACCCATCACCTGGATCTTCTTCTCGGACTGGCAGAACTTAAGCGAGGGTGACGACCAAGGCCCGCGCAGGTTGTAGAGCAGCATGTCGCGATAGGCCGCGAGACCGAGCTGCCACCGCCCTTGGAAGCGGCTGAACAGGTCGCCAGCCGCGGCACGCACTACGATCAGCGGCACACGCAGTGCAGCCGCCTGCGCCTCGACCTGAGCCGGGGTATGCGGCCATTCGGCGCGGCCGAGGTCGGCGTGCATCGCGATACGGCGCGAACTGGGGTGGCCCAGCTGGTCGAGGTGCTTGTCCGCGAGCGCCGCGACCGCGCCGCAATCCTTGCCTCCTGAGAGGGAGTAGACGAACCAGGCGCCCTGGCGCGCCGCCTCGTCGACCATGGGGTCGGTCGCGACGTCGTCGGGCCCGCGCGGCGGCGCGAACAGGTCGGCTATCGCGCTCATGCCATCCCACCCTGTCGCATCGCCACCAGCGTGGGCTCCAGAAGGTACGGCAGGCACGCCGGCGCTCGCGCCACGACGCAGGACACCATGGCATCGGCGTCGAGATCACGCCCGAGGTGGACCGCGATAAGCCCGGCCATCTCGCGCGGGCGGAGCAAGAGGCAGTCGAACGGTACGACCATGCGCCTGCCTCGCCACGCGTCGACGGCATCGAGCGCTGAGCCAGCCGCTTCCGTCTCGCGGCGGAGCTGGCGCTCCATCCGCTTCCGGTTTCCTCGGCCCTGATCGACGCCGACAACCTTAAGCTGGCTCCGCGCCTGTTCGCTCCAGTCGCGGAACAGCCAGAGGACGCGATAGTCCGGGCCTGCGGGAGGCGGCGCGCGGTGTGGGTCGAGCAGCTTTACCGCGCGGCCGGCTGCCTGCGCCTGCCACGATGCAGGATCGCTCCGCCGAAGGCTGTTGTGATCCTGGTCCTCGAACGACGGCCATAGACCTACGCACGGCACCCCGCCGGCCGCGAGCATCTGCATCATGAGCGACGTGCCGCACCGGCCCAGGCCGGCGACGAGGATGATCTCGGGGCGGCTCATGCCGCTACCGCCTCGGCGCCGCCTAGCAGGGCGAGCAGGTCAAGTTGCGGCCCGGCGGTGAAGGGAACAGCTTCGGCGATCGGGGCGAAGACAATGGGGGCGGCCCTGCGCGGCTCCGGGCTAAGCTCTGGCGTTGTCGGCACGGGGCGGCCGAGCAACGCGGCGATCTCGACGCGCAGCTGATGGCGGATGCGCTCCAGCGGCGGCCAGTCGTTGATGATGACCCCGGTCCTCGGGTCAGCATACGGTTCAAGCCGGTCGAGGCGGCGTTGCAGCTCTGCCGCCGCCGCCTCGTTCGGCGCAGGTTCCGGCTCGGCCGCCAGTTCGGCGGTGAGCCGCTCGACCCAGCCCTCGACGCCGGCGGCGCGGGTCTGCGCGCCTGCGCCTGGGTCCGCGCGCAGCTCGGCCGCTCGCGCGGCCCACTGCGCGGTCACCCTGGTGATCCAGGTACGGCGTTCGGGGGTCACCGGCGGCCTCCGTCGGTCCTGAACAAGCGCAGCTGCGTGCCCTCGCCCGGGTGCAGCCGATCGAGGTCGCGGCACTCGGAACAGGTGCACGCTTGGCCGGCTTCGCACCCAAGCCGCGAGGGCTCTGAAGCCGACTGCCGACTTGAACGTGAGCACCGGTCCGAGGCGCTGGGCAGAGCAGGCCGGGTCACGCCGCCACCCTAAGCTGGCGGGAGCAGGGCTGGTTCGCCGCCACCAGCGCCCGGGCTACCGGCGGGCAGACGCTGTTGCCAATCGCGCTGATCTGCTCGGCGATCGTAAGCGGGCGCTCCACCCACTTCCCGCGCAGGAACTTCCGCACGACCGGGTTCAGGATGTAGCTGTCCGGGAAGCCCTGGGCGCGGGCGAGCTCGCGCGGCTTGAGCATCCGCAGGCCGATGTCGACGATGACGTAGGTCTTGGCGTCAATCGTGACCGTGACGACCGCAAAGCGGGCCCGGGTCGTGACCGTGTCGAGCGGCCGCTCCGCGCGCTGGATCTGCGCGGCCTCGCTCTCGCCGTCCGAGCCGTAGTACTTCACCAGGAACGCGGCGACGGTGACGGCGCGCGCCATCATCTCGGGCGGGAGCGCGCCCTCCTCGACCATCGTGGTCTCGACGACGCGCTGGGTCGACCCCTTGCCGACGATGGTGCTGAGCGGCTTGCGCGCGTCGTGGCCGACCATCCCGGTGTTGGCTTGCTCGACGTGCGCGGCGACGACCGCATGATGGTTCGCGCCCGCGAGCGCCGTCTTCAGCGGCATGCGCGGATCGGCGCGGCCGCCGTTCGTGTTGCTGGTGTAGAAGCTGGACAGGAACGCGGTGACCGCGGCCGACTTCCCGCCGCCGCCCGCCGTCGTGGCCGCCAGCGGCTCGGCCACGTCGTTGCCGGTCGAGTTGCCGAACTGCCGATCGATGAAGGCCGCCTCGGCGAGCGTCGCCTGGGCGACCGCGGCTTGTGAGCCCTTCGCCGTGACGGTTCCGAACGGCCGAGCAGGGTTTAGCGCCCGCGGCTCCTGCCCCTCGCGCTCGCCGTTGCCCATCTTCACCAGCGTCGCGCCGACCAGGTTCTGATGCGCGCCGCCGGCGGTGACGGTGTGCGTGGGCTCGTCCGCGGCCGTGAACGGTTTGGCCGAGTTCCGGTTGGTCATGACGTGCGGTGCGAGCACCGCCTCGACGAGCCCGAAGGTCGGGTCGCAAGCCGTGGTGCGCAGCGGCTCGTCGACGGGGTTGCTGGCCCGCACCTGACCGCCTGGTTTCTCGCCGTAGAAGGGCGTGATGACGGCCCCGACCACGCCGAGCGGACTGGCTCCAGCTGGCCGCGCGGGTTCGCCGTTGGCGGTCACGGTCGGCATAGGCGCGTCGGCCGGCGAGCCGACCGAGCCCGTCCGAAACTTGGTGACGTGAGGAGCGACGGTGACGTCCACCGCGGCGAACTCGCCACCGTTCGCGGTCGTGATAGTCCGTAGCGGTTCCGAGGTGGCGTGCGCGCGCGGACTCGCCTGGGTATGGGTGACCGGCACGATGAAGGGCTCGGCCGCGTTCACGACATAGCGCATCACGCCGTGCGCGATCCGCCGCTTCGTCGCCTCGGCCAGCTCGCGGGCGCGCTTGAAGATCGACGGGCACGGGATGGTCCAGTCGATGCACTCGGCCGCGGTGCGATAGGGCTGGAGCCTGCCGCTGCGCACGCCGGGCGAGCCGGCCGCGCCGTGGGTCGCCTTGGGCCAGACGATACGCTGGCCGTCGCGACGCATCACCATGTACAGGCGCTTCCGGCTGGTGGGCGCGCCATAGTCGCAAGCCTTCAGGATGCGCCAGGCGACCCGATAGCCGAGCGCCCGGATCGCGCGGACGAACCGCTTGAACTCGCGCCCCTCCTGCCCCTTGATCGGGTTGCCCACCTCGTCGAGCGGGGCGGCGTATTCGAACTCCTCGACGTTCTCGAGATAGCCGCAGGTCGGCTGCACGTCCTTCAGCCAGACCACGACCTCCCAGCAGAGCGCGCGAATGCTGCGGTCCTTTACCGGACCGCCCTTGGCTTTGCTGAACTCCTTGCAGTCGGGGCTGAACCACGCCCCGGCCACCGGCCGCATCCGCGTCGCCGCGAGCGGCCAGACCGCCTTGATGTCCTGGCAGTAGTGGGTCGTGTCGGGATGGTTGGCCTTGTGGATCGCGATCGCGGTCGGGCTGTGGTTGATCGCGATGTCGACGCTTCGGCCGATCGCCTGCTCGATTCCGGTGCTGGCGCCGCCGCCGCCGGCGAAGCCGTCGATGAACAGCCCGTCGACCTCGATCGGCGTGAACGCGAGCGTGGCGCTCGCGACGAAGCCGGTGACCGCGCTCACGCTGCCACCTCGCGGAGTTTGCGGGCATGCTCCACCATCCGCGCCGCTTGCTTCTCCAGCGCACCCGCCGCGAGCGCCAGGTCGCCGTTCGATACGCCTCGTTCGCCGGTGAGCTTGGCGCGCAGAGTCCGATGCGCTATCCCCAGCGCATCAGCTAATGGCGGCTTCCCGCCCAAGAGCGAAGCGGCCGTCTCCAGCCCCATCATCCGCGTGATCTCGATCGAGTATCCGCCCTGTGCCGGGATTGCGGCACAGGTAGCCGTCGCCGCGCTCATGACGCGTGCTCCATGTCCAAGAGGTCGAAAAGGCTGGCGGTCGCGCGGCCCGCGTCCTGCTCGCGCAGGAGCCGGACACCGTCGGCGAAGTAGCCGGGGTTCAGTTCGCTCGCGGCGCCCCGGCGGCCATGCTTCACCGCGCGGAGCGGCACGGTCATGAGCCCGCCGAACGGGTCGTAGATCAGGTCGCCTGGGTTGGACCAGCCGAGGATGGCGCGATCGACCATGTCGAAGGGCAAGGGGCAGAGGTGACCCTCCCTACCCTTCTGCGCCTGCAAGGTGTTCGCGCCGAGCATGCGCGCGACGTCGGTCCACACGTCTGGGTGCCAGCTCTGCGGGGGCAGCAGCGCGAAGTCCGTGGGTAGGGCGTGACGTGCCTCGACGGACTCGGTGAGCGCGACATGCGCCTCGTGATCGTACGGCCGCGCGAAGCTGAAGCCTCGGTAGAGCTGGTACATCGCGTCGTGCGGGATCCCGACCAGGTCCTCTGGTCCGACCACCCGGTCTCCCGACGAGCGCCAGAAGCCTGCCGCGTCGTTCTGCCAACGTGAGCGGGAGTAGCCGGAGCCAGGGACGAGCCGAGCTTTCGAGGACCGCACCCTCGCGTCGTCCCAGTCGACGACCTCGCCCGTATCGAGCTCGACCATCGGCTTCGCCTTCACGACCGGATCGTCGGCATATCCACGGGTCCGGTCGGTCTGCGGCTTTCGGAACAGCAGGAAGTATTCCGGCATGCCGACGCCCATGCGGGAGCCGTCTTTGCACTGCTCGGTCCAGCCCAGACGATACGTCTGCGCGTTCTCACGCACCACGTCGGTGACGATCGTGATCATGCCCAGGTAAGCGAAGCCGTGCGCCCGGTAGTGCTCGATGCATTGGGCGTGGAACGGGTCGACGGTTTGGAAGCCGAGCCCGTCCATGCCGCCGGGCCGGACGCGATCTTTAACGTGGACGGCGAGACGGCGGCCGGGCTGAAGCACCCGAAGCAGCTCGGGCGTCAGGTAGTCCATCTGCCGGAAGAAGTGCGCGCCGTCGTCCGAGTGGCCGAAGTCGTTGTAGCTCGGGCTGTACTCGTACTGAGTCGAGAACGGCACCGAGGTTACGACCAGCCCGACGCTGTCCGCCTCCATTCGGCGGGTCTGGAGCACCGTGTCGTTGCGCCACACACGCCAGCCAGGGCCGGTCTCCTCCTCCCCGGCGTCGCCTGTCTCGACGGTCCGGGCGAGGACGTCGCCGGCGCCGGCCAGCCCTAGGCCGTAACGCCGAATGATCGCGCTCATACGCTCCGAGACTTCCTCGTGCTGCGCCCACTTTCGCTCGAGCGACCGACGGACCGCGCGCTCGGCCTCCGAATAGATCAGGTCGATCCGGACCGGGTTCGGCTGGAGGAAGCGCTGGATGCGGTGGATGGCCTGGATGAAGTCGCGGAACTTGAAGCCGATGCCCAGGAAGATCGCCCAGGAGCAGTGGCGTTGGAAGTTGCAGCCCGCGCCGGCGATGACCGGCTTGGTCGCAAGCTCCCGCACCTCGCCCTGGCTGAACGCGCGCAGCGTGGCCGCGCGCGCGTCGAGGTCTTGGCTGCCCCACACGCTGACCACGTCCGGCACGGCGCGCTCGATCGCTTCCCGCTCGCGCTCGAGGTCATGCCAGAGCAGGCGATGTGCATCCGGCGCCTCGGACCGCAGCTCCAGCATTTTCGCGATGCGCGCCGGCAGGCTGTCGCGCTTCTCGCGCGCGGCGTCGACCAGGCCGATCGCCTCGCGACGGAGCAGAAGGTGCTGCCCGCCTTTCTCCTCACCCGCGTTCGCGTGATCGCTCGGCACCTCGTGCCAGCGGACATCGAGTGGCGGCAGCGCGTAGCCCTCGTCGGAGAAGCCGAGGTCGGACGGACGCTGGACGAACGCGGCCCAGCTGTTCATCCATAACCAGAACTCCTCGACCTTGTGCGGGTGGATCGTGAGGTTGTCCGCGTCCTCGCTGTTGCGCTTGAAAAAGCGGGTCTTGGCCTGCCCGACGTCCATGACCTCTAGGAAGGCGCAATAGGCGAGCAGCTCGATGTACTCGTTCGGGCTAGGCGTGGCCGTTGCGACGAACTTGAACGGCATACCGTCGAACAGCCGCATGAACTCGCGGAAGGTCTTCGAGCCCCCGAACCCGCGCAGGCAGTCCGCTTCGTCGAGCGACGCCGCGTTGAAGAGCGACAGGTCGATCTTGCCGTCGCGGACGCTCTCGTAATTCGTGATGTACAGGCCGGGCTCAGCAGCCTCTCCCGCTCCGGTGCCTTTCACGAACCGGATCGCCACGTCGAGCTTGCCGGCGTCGGCCGCGAACGTGCCTTCGAGGATCACGTTCAGCGGCGCGACCACCAGCTGACGACCGCCCTGCGCCGCCCCGATCAGCCGAAGAGCCTCGACCTGCATGAGCGTCTTGCCGAGGCCGAAGTTGGCGAAGCAGGCACGCCGGCCGCCGCGCACCATCCACTCGACCAGAGCGCGCTGGTGCGGCTTGAGGATCGGGTGGATGTCGCGTGGATCGAGGTCGATCCCGAGCGGCGGGAGCGTGATGATCTTCGCGCGGACGAAGTCGAGATAGCCGATCGGAGCGTTCATCGCGCCTGTGCTCCCAGCCCGCGGCGGATCGACTTCCACAGCTCCTCGGCGCGGATCACCGTCACGCGCATCTCGGCGGCGGCGTGAACGAGGCTGGGCGCGCCCTCCGCCATGATCTCGGCGAGCCGATTCATCTGCCGCCGCCGGCCGTCGCCGGCGAGCATGCGGGTGCGCCGTTCCGCTGGCAGGCGCGGGTCGCCCGCCTCACGCATCCGGCGGACCTGGCCCGCAACGGCCGCGCGGGAGACGCGACGTCCGCGCTGATCGCGTCGAACGTCGCGTCTTTGGCGAGCAGCTCGACCAGGCGCGCGACGCGAGCCTCGGGCCAGGGCTTGGGAGAGACCCCGCGCATCAGAGCGGGGCCCAGCGCGTCAGGCGCGCGTTATCGCTCGCGGAAGCGAGGGCTTCCGCGCCCATCCTATCCAGCATTGACCATGTTCCCTCGACTAGGCCGGCGTTGCAGCGCCGGCTCGACTTGACCTCAGACTACGCCGCGCCGCGCTCCCACTGCTCAATCCTGTTCAACAGGCCCCCGAGCGCATCGAACGCGGCGCGCACCTCTTGCTTGGCGTCCAACAGCTCCTCCCGGGTCAGGCCCGCTCCGGCGGGCGAGGCGGGTGAGGAGGCAAGCACCAACTTGTGGACAGCGCCCGTCATCGCGGGCAGCGCGTCCGTGTTGCAGACGGCGTCGATCGGGACTGACCGGCGGCCGAAATGGCGGAGAAAGCCCTCGAGCGCGCATCCATCGAGCGACAGGAGGTTGGCCGCGCTCTCCAGGGACAGCGTGCTCTTCTCATCGCGAGCGTTGCGAATCGTTTTCTCGTCGAGGCCACCTAGCGCCTTTGCGACCCTGGTCGGCCCAAGCTCAGAGCAGGCCGCCAGGAGTGGCCGCGCGAGCAAGTCGCGGGCGTCCAGTTCCGTCAGCAGAGGAGCGGACGGGAGGACGTTACCCGACGACATGGGCCACTCCGCTGCCATGGGGAACGGGGACAACATCGCCATCGGCGGGGCACGCGGTCGGCAGGTCGAAGAAGTCGTTTGCGGTGACCTCGCCGCCCGTTTCCCGCACGATCAGCGGCATAGTCTCGCGGTCGGGGATGCGCTCGCCGACCACGTATCGGCGCACGGCCTCAGCCGTGCGGTTGATCCGCGGTGCGAAGTCGGCGGGCCTGAGCTCTCGCGCTTCCAACCAATCTCCGAGCTTCATGCCGTGACCTCCATGCAACACCAATATGGTGTAGCTTCCCGGTCGGTGTCAACACCATTCTGGAGTATAGGCGCGCAGAACCGGATTGGTGCAAAAAGCGGCATGGCCGGAGGAAACAACATCGAGAGCCTGCGCCTGGCGCGAGGCTGGTCTCGGCCGGAGCTCGGCAAGCGGATGAACACGAGCGGCCAGCAGGTCGAGCGGCTAGAGAAGGGCCAACGACGCCTGTCGCAGGAGTGGATCGAGCGTGCGGCCGAGGCCTTCGGCGTCGAGGCCTCCGATATCCTTCCGGGCGCCAAGTCGGTCTACCTGCCTGCGCCGGACGTCCCGCGCCTCGTCGACATGACCAGCGACGAAACGGTCGAGATCGCGATGCTCGATCTCTCATTCTCGATGGGACCGGGGACCAGCGTTGACGATTATATCGAGGAGATGCCGGTCCGCTTCGACTTGAGCTACGTGCGTCGGCTTACCCGCACCTCGCCCGATATGCTCAGGCTGGCCCACGGGATCGGGGACAGCATGTTTCCGACGTTGCTGAGCAGCGACCAGGTCTGGATCGACACCACGCAGCGGAACCTCACCGTGCAGGACAAGGTCTGGGCGATCTCGCTTTTCGGCGCGGCGGCCATCAAGCGCCTGCGGACGATCGGCCCCAACCGCGTGCTGGTCATCTCCGATAACCCGGCCGTCGACAACCAGGAGGTCTCTGCCGACGACCTCATCATCGGCGGGCGCGTGTTCCGACTTTCGCGCCAGATCTGACGTCGCACCGGGGCGGGACACACCCCCAAAGAGAACAGACTAGGAACATTTTTCCGCTTCGATAGACTCTCCCCTCGCGACTCGGATGCGAGGGGACCGTGCCGATTACAGCGTTGAGCCTAGCCGTCGTCGGCATCGACTACCCGAACAAGCGCGGCCCCGCCCGGCGCTTCGAACTGGCGCTGTGCCGCCCAGGCGAGCCCGTCGAGCTGATCCGGGAGCCGAAGAACCCTGCCGACCCCCGTGCTGTTGCGGTCTTCAGCTGCCGCGGCGTGCAGCTCGGCTACCTGACGGCGGAGCGGTGCGGCTGGATCGGACGGATGATCGGCGAAGGCCGGGAGATCGAGGCCGTGTTCCAGGGCGTCGAGGGCAAAGCCGCATGGGTACGGGCAGCGTTCGACGGCGCTCGACCGGAGGTTCGGGAAAACGAATGCGAGGTCGCGGCCGCGTCCGTGGACGAGGATTTCGAGCCGGATCAGCACGACGGGTTCTGGCCGGATCCGATCTACCCAGACGACTAACACCAAAGCGGTGTTGACACGACAGCACCGATATGGTGTTTATTCGACACCAGCAGCACCGCCGGGCATCCCGCTCGGCCGGGCTCAGCTGGTGGAGATGCCCCGATGCCGGCTCCGGCAGAAGACCTTTTCGATGAGGTGGAGATCGCGGCGTCGGTGATCCGGCGGCTCGGCACCACTGTGACCATCGAACGCCGCCCGTCGCTCGAGATGGGCACGGACGAGATCTGGACCATCATGGCGCACGCTGGCGGCTACGGCTTCGGCCAGGGTGGCACGCTCGCCGCCGCCATCGCTGAATACACGCCCCGTGCCACGCCGGTGAAGCACCAGGCGCAAGCCGTCGAGCGGATCGTCGCGTGAGCGTCACGGCCGCTGCCCTGCGCGTCCGCAGCGCGCCGCTGCTCAAGCTGTCCGAGCGCGAGGTCCAGCGCGGCGCGATCCGGCTGCTCGCCATGTCGGGCGTGTACGCGGTGCACGTCCCGAACGGCGTGCAGCTACCCGGCGACGAGCTCGAGCGCGTCAAGCGCGTCGCCGCGCTGAAGGCGGACGGCGTTTCGCCTGGCTTCCCCGACCTGGTGCTGATCGACAACCGGGCGGTCCGCCCGCCCGCGCTGTCGCGCATGGGCCTCATCGAGGTGAAGCGCGAGGGGAAGCGCACGCCCGATCCCGATCAGGTGTGGTGGCGCGACGAGCTGCAGCGGCTCGGCATCCCCTGGGCGCTGATCGACACGCCAGAGGGCGCGCTCGACGCCATCAAGACCTGGGGATGGCGGCCGTGACCGCCGCGGCGCTGACGCTGGACGCTCTCACGCGTCCCCAATTGGGGACGCTCCACGCCGTCGCCGCGACGCGGGGTGAGGGTCACGAGGCCCCCTTTGGCAACGCGACCCTTCGCGCGCTGGAGCGGCGCGGGCTCGTGGAGCTGCGGGGGTCACCGTCCTGCTCGCGTCGGGTCCGCTGGTTCGCAACGCTCCAGGCGCACGACCTGATCGAGGCGGATCGCGTCGCCCGAGGCGCAACGCCACGCCACGCCCTGCCCCGCGTCACCGCATCCGGTCACGCCGCCGCGGCCAAGCCGCATCGCTCGAAGTCGCGCAGCCGCGCGCCCTACGGAAGGGAAGCCTGGTCATGAAGGATCTGTTGGACGGCCTCGCCGCCGGCCGGGAGCGCGTGCCGCTGCCAGAGGACGTGCGCGAGCTTCTCGATCAGCGGAGCGGCGCCGTCGCAAGCGTCGAAGAGGACGTCGACCTCGCCGCGTCCGTCGCGGACTTCCGCGGCGTCGTGCTCGATATCCGCCGCTGGAGCCAGGAGCACTTCGATCTCGCGACCAGGAAGGCCCAGTCGGTCCGAGACCTGACCGCGCTGAACGACCTGCAGGCGCAGATCGACGACGCGCTCGGCCACATCGAGATCCGCGCGCAGCGCCTGGGCGTCTCGGTCGATCGCTTCCTCGACGCAGTGAACGCGGATCTCGCGGCGAACCCGCCGCCGACCGGCCAGCCCTGGAAGCCGCGCGGCGAATATGAGCGCCACCTGCTCGACCGCGTGAACAAGGCGCACGCGGACGAGCAGCGGCTCTACTCTGAGATCAAGCGGCTCGAGGCGCGCATCCCTGAGCTCGCGGCGGTCCGCAGCGAAGCCGACCGGGCCTGCGCTGGCTACTTCGCAGGATGGCCTCTCCGCGGCCCGAAGTCGCGCGCGGGAGCGGGCCGGTGATCGCCGCCCTCGCGCTCCTCGTCTTCGCCGGCGCCGCGATCGTCGCCGTGTCGGTGATCGCCTGGATGGTCGCGCCGAAGTGGCGGCGGATCGTCCGGCTCGCGAGCGGACAGGTAGAGCCGCCGGCGGAGACCGATCGCTGGCGGCGGGTCCACATCGAGGCGGACCGGCGCGCCACCTTCTCTCGCCAGCAGTCGGTTCGCGCCGACGGCGCCGGGCGGAGGGCGCGTTGATGGCGTTCGCCGAGCACACGAAGGTGCCCTTCTCCAAGACGGTCCAGGACATCCTGGCGCTGCTGCGCAAAGCGGGCGCCAGCCAGGTCGGGCAGTACGAGGAGGATAAGCGCCTCACGATCATGTTCGGCATGGCCGACCGTTACGTGCGCTTCCGCGTCGGCTGGGAGGACAGCGAGCGCTCGCAGCGCCAGCGTGGCCGCGCGCTGCTCCTCGTGATCAAGGCGAAGCTCGAGAGCGTGGAGAGCGGCGTCGAGACGTTCGAGCAGGCGTTCCTCGCCAACGTGGTGATGTCCGACGGACAGACCGTGTACGAGCGCGTCTCCAGCGACATGCAGCTTGAGTACGACTCCGGTAAGCCGGCGATGTACTTGATCACCCGTCCGCGGGGGCAGGACTGATGCCGTGTGAACACGTCTCCCTGCCCGGGGGCGGGACGGCGATCGTCTGCACCTCCCGTCGCCGACAGCGGTGCGCGTGCGGCCGCCCAGCGACCCTGCTGTGCGACTGGAAGGTGCCGGCCAAGCGCAGCGGGACATGCGATGCCCCTATCTGCGCCAAGTGCGCCATGGCGCCCGCGCCTGGGAAAGACCTCTGCGCGAAGCATGCGGCGGCGTTCGACGAGTGGCGCGCTGGTCGCGAGGCGGCTCGCGGCGACCAGCAACGAGCGGTCGACGGGGTGCTGCTCTGATGGCCAGCGACGTCCTCTCACTCTGGACCGTCAGGGCGAACCCGTCCGACTTCCCGGGCAAGTTCGTCGCGCGCCGTCACGAGATCGGTGCGGGCTGGCATGGCCCTACTGCGGACCATCACATCGCCGACACGCTCGAGGAGCTTCGGCGAGCATTGCCGCCCGGGTTAACGCGCCTGGAGCGCTCGGCGGCTGACGACCCCGTCATCTTGGAGAGCTGGTTATGACCGACAACGCCGCGCGCCTGGCGCGCGTAATCCGCGAGCAGCTGGCCGTCGACGATGCCGCGATCACGCCCGAGGCAGACTTCGCCGACGACCTCCGCGCCGACAGCCTCGATATGGTCGAGCTGACGACGGCGGTCGAAGAGGAGTTCGGCGTCGAGATTACCGACGACGAGGCGGAGCGCATCGTCTCCGTCGCGGACGCGCTGACGCTGGTCGAGGGCAAGCTGGGCGGGGTGCCGGTCCATGGCTGACCTGTCGACGCCCATCGCGCACGAGGTGGATACTGCCGCCTTACGCGCCGCCTGGTCCGATGAGGTTATCGCGCTTCGAGCCGTCCAGGACGCTGGCGGCGAGCCCGTGAAGCTGGACGGATGGCTCGCGAAAGCCGGCGCCCTGAACAAGGCGATGCGCGCCGCGCTGCCTGCCTTGCTCGACGCTTACGACGCTCGCCTTTCCGCCAAGCGCGCTGAGGTGGAGGGGGAACGCACGCTAGAGCAGGGCGTGGCGCGCTTTCGTCAGGACAGCGCCGACGAGGACGGCCGCTGGGCGACATGCTCGGGCTGTCACGAAAGCGAGGACGGCTACGACGTAGGCCATTACCCGTTCAGCGAGGCGCTCGGGTGCAAGCTGGGCGGCGGCTGTCGCGAGTGCGGCGGCGTCGGCGCGATCTGGGACACCACGGACTGGAGCGACTTCGCCGACTGGTCGCAACAGCGCGACCGCGACCGCGAGACGATCAAGGCTGTGCTGGTCGAACGCCTGCGGGTGTTCGACGGCCGGGTTGTCAACCTAGACGACGCCGCTGACGACATTCTCGCGCTGAAGCCCGGCACCTCGGCGGACGACACGTTCCAGCAACACGTCGCCCCATGGATGCAGGCGTGCTTCGGCCCAGCGATCAGCGCGGACTGCATCGAGCGCGGCGACCGGTTTTTGGAGGAAGCGCTCGAGTTGCTGCAGTCCGGCGGATACGACCGCGCGCGCGTCGCGACGCTGGTCGACTATGTCTACGGGCGTCCGGCTGGGGTCCCCGCGCAGGAGGTGGGCGGCGTCATGGTCACCCTGGCCGCCTACTGCCTCGCGGCCGGACTCGACATGCATGAGGCCGGCGCGGCGGAGCTGACGCGGATCAGCGACCCGGCGACGATCGAGCGGATCAGGGCGAAGCAGGCGAGCAAGCGCGGCCTCCACACGCCGTTGCCGTGCAGACCGTCCGAGGTTGGCCGGGAGCCCAACGATGGCTGACCCCTGGAACCGCAACAATGGTCGGTTCGACTGCCCGACCTCGCTGACGGGTCAGCAGCTCGTCGACACAGCCGAGCGCGAGGCCGCTCTCGCCCAGGCCGCGAGAGCGACGAAGAGGAAGAAGGGGAAAGCGCGATGATGCACGCGCCGATCAAGGCGATCGACCGCACCAACGACAGCCTGGTGCGCCTGCCGGAGGTCATCCGGCAGACCGGGCTGTCTCGCACCACGATCTACCGCAAGGCGAAAGCGGGGACTTTCCCCGCTCCCGAGCAGATGAGCGACAACGCGGTGGGCTGGTGGGCGAGCGACCTCGCCGCCTGGAAGGCCGCGCCGATGATGTGGCGTGCGGCCGCGTGAGATCAGCCCTCATGCAAGTACAGAGTGGCGGCAGCGCTCAAAGCGGTGAAGCGTAATGCGGTGCGACCTCGCCAACATGCTTCGGCAGGCGCGCAACGCGATCGACCCTGAGCAGGACCGCTACGGCTACGCGGCGGCGCTAGAGGACTTGGAGGGCCACGTCCGGCAGGTGCGCGACGGTAGCGCCACGCTCGACGAGTTCGCCGACTTCTACATGATCCGTCCGCAAGCGAGTAAGCCCGCATGACCGCCCCGGTACAACCCCACCCCGACGCAGCGAGCGAAGCGCGGGAGGTGCTGCCCGTCATTCAGGCAGATCGCGACGCCGCGGCCTCTGCGGTTCCGGATGACGGTTCGCACGCCGCTTACATGCTTATCGACGGCATCCTGTCGGGTCGCATGGACGATTACGTGCAGGTTCAGGCGTTCGCGCGCTATCGAGTACAGGTCGCCACCGCCCGCGAGCAAGCCCAAGCGGACGCAGCGAGCGAAGCGCGGGAGGTAGAAAGCCTTGCGCCAGCGGAGATTGAGCGGCTGCGCGAGCTAGAGGCGAGTGCGACGCCAGCACCGTGGACGGTGTTTGGCGGGACAATCTCAGACTTTGATCGCGAGTGGCAAGGCTCGCTGAGCATGGAATGGGTGTCCAACTCGGCTGGCGATCCCGAGGCGCGGGAGGCCGAGAACGCCGCCTTCGTCGTCGCGCTTCGGAACGCCGCCCCCGCGCTCCTCTCCGCCACCGCCCGCGAGCAAGCCCAAGCCGAGACGATAGCAGGGCTGCGGGAGGACGCGAAAGCGTGGCACGCGCTCTACGAGGACATGGCAAAGGCGGCGGGCGATCTGAAGGCTGCTGTCCGTTCTCAGCTCGACGCCATGCCCTATGCTGACCACGGCGATGTGCGCGAGGCCTTCAACCGCATCGCTACGGTAGCCGGGCGCCGGCGCGACCGTTTGCAGGCCCGCCGCCCAATTGCCGAGTCCCAGTCGTGACCGGCTCGGCAGAGGTGGCGGAGATCGCGAGGGCACGAGCGCGGTTGGAACGCGACACTGATCCCGCTGTCGTCGCGCGCCACATGGAAGGCCTGCGTCGGTACGCCGAGCGTATCGCGGGAGCCGGACGACGCTGCCGGACGCAACAGTGCGCTCACGACGGATCATGCGTCGAATGCGGCGCGATCCAAGGCGAGGCCTGTCTCCAGCACCTCCTCAACCAGGGGAACGGCGGCGTCGATCAGATCGAGCGCAGGCGAGGCGTCACGCCGCCCGCGGGCGTCCGATCAGCAGGTCCAGCGCCGGCCTAAGACCCTCGGTCGTCTGATCGGCCCACCAGCGCGCCAGCTCCCAGCGCCGGGGCATGTGCCGGGCGCGGTTGTAGGCCATCTCGGCCGCCGAGATCCCGCGCGCCTTGTGCGACAGCATGGCGTCGATGATCGGCCGGTCGGCCTCGCGCTCGAGCACCGTCGCGCGCTCGTTCATGATGGTCGAGAAGCTTGTGCGCCAGCCGTGTGGCACATGCCGGCCGCGGTACCCGACGCGATTGTAGGCGACGCCGATCGTCGAGCTGCTCATCGGCTTGTGGGTCGAATGGAACGAGTGGAACAGGTAGGGGTAGCGGCCCGTCAGCTTGCGGACGGCGCGCAGCACGTCGACCGCCTGGGGCGTGAGCGGCGCGACGTGCTCGAACGCCTCCTCGCCCTTGTCCTCGATCTCAAGCTTCATGCGCTCGGCCGACACGCGCCACACCGGATCGGGGGCATCGTTCTCGCCGCCGGGGGCATCCCAGTCGATGCCTTCGAACTCGTGCCACTTCGCCGAGGGCACGAGGCCGGGCCGGACGAAGGTCAAGCCGAGCAGCCGGGACGCGAGCTTGGTCAGCGGATGTGCGGTGGACCCGTCCACCGCGGCGTGGAGCTCGCGCAGCGCCGCGATGCTGTCGAGCCCCGGCATGCTGCCCCCGACGGGGGTGGGCAGGAGCGACTTCACCACCTCCTGGCCCGCTGGGTTCTTCCGCGTCTCGGGATAGACGCCCTCGCCCACCGCGAACTCGAACACGGCCCCGATGTGCTGGCGGATGCGCTTCGCCGTGTCGATCGCGCCGCGCTTCTCGACGCGGCGCAGAAGCCGGACGATCGTGGCGCGGTCGATGTCGACCAGCGGCAGCTTACCTATCTGGGGGAAGACGTCGCGCTCGAGCGCCTGCCGGACCTTGGTCGCGTTGACCGGCGACCAGCGGCCGAGCTGGGCCTCGTGCCAGCGGCGGGCCACGACCTCGAAGGTGGCGGCCGTGTCGACCTGAGCCGCGAGCTTCCGCTTCCGCGCCTCGGTCGACGGATCCTTATGGTCGCGGAGCAGACGCTTGGCGTCGTCGCGCAGGTCGCGCGCCTCGCGGAGTGACACGTCCGGGTAGAGCCCGAACGTCATCCGCTTCTCCTTGCCGTCGTAGCGGTACTTCCAGCGCCAGGACTTCGCGCCCTTGGTGGTGACGAACAGGTGCAGCCCGCCGGCGTCGGCGAGCTTGTAGTCCTTCTCGCCCGGCTGGGCTCTCTTCACCTGGTTGTCGGTCAGCGGCAC